GTGCCATTTATCAAGTGAAAATTCTGATAGAGATAGTTTTATCGAGAAGATGAAAAAAGTTGCTTGTGGGGCGAATGTGGATGTTGCGGAAGCAGGAAAAAGTTGGGATTTAAAAAATCCTAGTGAGTGTCCGTTTTAGAAAGGAGATTATATGTCAAGAGAAATTTGCGGAGAATGCAAATATAACAAGTATTCTACAACAGAAAAGGAATTTTATTGTAGCAATACCGATAGCGACAATTACGGAATAGCGACTATGTATGATGATAGTTGCGAAGATTTTGAAGAAAAGGACGATTAAAGGCAGAAAGGAGACGTAATGGAGAGATTAACAAAGACTTACTCAAATGGAACACACGGAGCTTCTGATAGCTTACCTTGCGGAGAAAACAGTTACGATTATAAGAATTTGCTGATAGAAAGATTAGGCAAATATGAGGACTTAGAGGAACAGGGCAGACTTGTTAAATTGCCTTGCAAGGTGGGAGATACAGTTTATTGTATTTTCAACAGATACACTAAATGTACATTTAACAATGAGGAATTCGATGAATGTAGTTGCCAAGGGTGCGAGTATGAGTGCGACAGCAAAAAAGAAAATTATGTGCAAGATATGAGGGCATATAGCCTTGATTGGATTGTAACAAATTTGAAGAATTTTGGCAAAACTGTATTCTTCACAAAATCAGAAGCCGAAGCAAAACTGAAAGAATTGAGGTGCAACAATGATTGATTGTAATGTTTGCAAGCATAAAGATTGTATAGAATGTAAACACGGAGAGTTGCTCGAGAGGAACAATGTGTCAGAACCTAAAAAAATATCAGTTAGTAACGGAAAAGAATATTGCGGACATTGTGGTTATTTGTGTGAATATGCAAGAGGATATAAAAAGTTTTATTGCATTAGGTGTGGCGGACTTAATTTAAGAAGTTGGAAGAATTGAGAGGCATATCTGGAATAGACCTCTTGAAATGTTTATGAGCGAGGTTGATGAGGAAAAATATCCTAATGCAGAACAGAAATACAGATTTGAGTTAGTAGAAAGTGAGGAAAATAGATGAATCGTGTGATTTTATGCGGAAGAGTTGTTAGAGAAGCGGAAATTAGATATTCACAGACGGCAAATGGAAGTATGGCAGTAGCAAGATACACATTAGCCGTTGACAGAGCTTTCAAGAAAGAGGGCGAACAGGCAGCAGACTTTATTAACTGTATTGCATTTGGCAAAAATGGAGAGTTTGCAGAGAAGTATTTACATCAGGGAACTAAGATTATCGTTGAGGGTAGATGGCAGACAGGCAGCTACACTAACAAAGACGGACAGAAAGTCTATACTAATGATTGTGTTGTTGAAAGACACGAATTTTGTGAAAGTCGTGCTAATCAGCAGAATAATAACAGTAATGGAATTATGGGCGGTAATGCTAGTTCAGACAGCTTTATGTCAATTCCAGATGGCGTAGCTGATGAGGGATTACCATTTAATTAAAGAGGTGTGATTTGATGATTTGCAAACATGGCAATTACGAAAATGGTTATATTTTTACAAGCACAAGCACCGATAAGGATTTTCAAGAAATATTAAGCAAGTACGATAAAGTCCGCTGCGTTATTTGTAATAGCAATACAGCTAGAAATTTTCGTGTTGGATTATGGGGAACAAATATTATTACAATCAACAGCAAAATTAATGATGGGTGCTTTTTTATTAATCGAATGAGGTGAATATATGAAAGAGGACGAAGCAATTAAAGAATTTCAGCAGAATATTGATATGCCATTCGGAAGTAATATATCAAGAGAAGCGTCTGAACTTGCAATACAGGCACTTGAAACAATCAAGAAGCTATCTGACCGCAAAATGACAACAGAAGTCCTTGAAAACTATATGCAGTTTGAAGATGAATGCGTTAAGAAAGGCTTTACATTTAAGAGTGTGATTGAAGCTAGAGAAAAGCAGACAGCTAAGAAACCGACATTTGAGGGTGATGGATATGCCCCAGACGGAACGCTTGTATATGATACTTGGATTTGCCCTTGTTGCGATAAGAGATATGAGGTTGGTTATGATGATTATGATTACTGCCCGAACTGTGGTCAAAAATTAGATTTAGATAGGAGTGATGAAGAATGAGAAATTGACGCAGATAAATTATTAGAACTGATGAAAGACCAGAAAGAAAGAGAAATAGGAGCATACGCAAAAGGCATAAATGCCGGTCTGAATATCGTAAGGAGTATTATCAATGATGAAACACAAACTCCAACTGCCTATGATGTGGATAAGGTTGTAGAGCAGTTGAAAACAGACTCTTCTGTAAGATTGTATGGAAGTGGCAACAGCAATAATTATCTTATTTCTCTCGAAAGGGCAATAGAGATAGTAAAGGCAGGTAAAATTAATGGATAGAGATTGCAATAAATGTATACATCATACTACAGGAACTTGCAGTACTTTTAACTGTGAGTTTGTAACAGCTGATGATGTAAGAAATAAGGCTATTGACGATTTTGCAAAAGCTGTTGAAGATGCAGGACTTATCTTTGTTGATGATATGTTTAAGCTAGAAGAGCTTGCGGAACAGCTAAAGGCAGGTGATAACAGTTGAATTATCAGAACATAGCAAGAGCCAAGGCGATTGAACAGGAAAATAAAAAGCGACTATTGAAGCTAAATCCAAAGCTGAATGACAGGAGTGGGATTTACTTCCTACTCCGAGAAGATGAAAACGGATTTAAGTATGCGTATGTCGGACAGGCGGTGCATACGCTTAGCAGATTGGCAAGCCACCTTGTAGGTTATGAACAGCATATAGACCTTAGCTTGCGCAAACATAAACTGTACGACAAAGAGAAAAACCCTTATGGTTGGCGAATTGAATTTCTGAATTTCCCCGAAAGTCAGCTTGACGAAAAAGAGAAGTATTACATCAAGCTATATGCTGATAAAGGTTATCAGCTTAGAAATGTCAGTTTAGGCGGTCAAGGAGAAAATCGTGCTAGTGGTTCAATAGGCGAGAGAAAAGCGCCTAAAGGCTATATGCAAGGCATACAGCAAGGCAAAAAGGTGTTAGCGAGGGAATTATCTTCTATCGCTGAAAAGCACCTTAAAATCGAATTGAGAGCGGATAAGGCTAATAACAAGGTATCGCAGAAACAGTATGAGAAGTTTATGGATTTATTGAAAGTGGGTGAAAGTGAATGACAAAAGCGGAAGAACTTTTAAACAAGGCAAAAGAAAAATACGCACAAGGAGAAAAATACAGAGAGCTTGCCAATAGCTATTTTAAAAGTTGTAGGGAATATACGATTGAATACAGGGTGGAAAGTGTAGATAGGGTTTTGGATTTTATTCGTGATGAATACAGAGCCGGCAGAATTTGCAACCTTGAAATACTATTGTGTCATTGCCAAAACAAGCTGAATGGAAATATTGATGGAACGGAATTAGACCTTGATGAGCATTTAAGAGGAGTTCCTTTTGAGAAAGTGGGTGATTCGGAATGAATGATTGCAATGGCTGTAGATACGAAAACAGCACAGATATAGAGGTGCATTTAGAATTTTGTACGAATTGTAAAAGAGCCTATTCCAATGAAGAAGATAGGGAATTTCACGAAGATAAGTATAGGACTATAGACTAAAAATCAAAGAAAGGAATAGGTTGTCGCGACATAAAACCGAGGTTTCCTTTTGGTAGATTTATGGATTTTGAAAATTATTCTTGTGATAATCAGATGTCTATATTTGACTTCACAAGAGAACCAATCAGCATAACAAAGCCTATTCGATTGATAGAGCTGTTCGCAGGCTACGGAAGTCAGGCAATGGCACTAAAACGGATAGGTGCAAAATTTGAACATTACAGGGTTGTAGAGTTTGATAAGTATGCCATAGCAAGTTATAACGCAGTACACGGAACGAACTTTCCAACTATGGATATAACAAAGGTGCACGCTGATGACTTAAATATTGTTGATGCAGACAAGTATTGCTATATGATGACTTACTCATTTCCTTGCACAGACCTGTCTGTCGCCGGAAAGCAAATGGGAATGAGTAAAGGTAGTGGAACAAGAAGCGGTCTGTTATGGGAAGTTGAGAGGATTTTAACCGAAATCAGAGATGGCAATGGAGAACTGCCACAAATACTGTTTATGGAGAATGTACCGCAAGTACACGGCAAGAAAAACATCAATGATTTTGAGAAGTGGTTGGGATTCTTGGAGAGTTTAGGGTACACAAATTATTGGCAAGATTTGAATGCTAAAAATTATGGAGTGGCGCAGAACAGAAACAGATGCTTTATGTTTTCGTTCCTTGGCAATTACTCATACGATTTTCCACAGCCTATACCACTCAAAAAGAAGTTGAAAGACTATCTCGAGGATAATGTAGATGAAAAGTATTACATCAACAATGAAAAGGCTGACAAGCTGATAAAACAGCTTATTGACAACGGCACATTACCACAACACAATTTTGACAGACTTGCGTTGACGGAACAATCAATAAACCACGGCAAAGAGAAGTTGCAAACTGTATCAAAGCAAGATACGACTGCGGAATATCAAACTTGCAGTCAGACGGAAACCTTGTTGTTAAGCAATCAAGCAACGCAGATTGAAAAGCAAATTGATATTGCAACAACTCTTATGGCGAGGGATTATAAAGGTTTTGGGAATCAATCTATGAATGGAGTAATTGAATGGAAGTATTAGGAAGCATATATACAGAAGTTTCAGACAGATTTCAAAAAGGCATTATCGGGGGGGCATTTCCCGGTGTGTAAAAGCTGAAAAACACGATTTAGGAGTAATTATGGCAGATGTAAATGTAATAGGCTCTCTTGAAGCAAAATTTGAGAGTACCAACAGAATTTATGATGTGGGGGGGGTGTAGTCCGACATTGAGTACAATGCAAGGTGGCAATCAAGAACCGAAAATTCTTGAAGCAAGGCAATTAGGATTTATGGATAATGGCACAGGCAAGCACCAATCAAACACAGTATATGATGAAAATGCACTTTGCCCCAACATTACAACAGTTGAGGGTGGCGGTACACAACAGATTAAAGTGTGTGAAAGTCAGATAGTTGCTATGCGCGGTAGAAATCCTGATAATCCGTCAGATAGAACTGTGGGAAGCCCAATAGAACAGAGATTAGAGGTAAATATGCAAGGCACAAGTAATTGCTTGACGAGTGTGCAGAAAGATAACCTTGTGATTGAGCCACAATATAGGATTAGAAAACTAACACCTAGAGAATGTGGCAGACTTATGGGAGTATCTGATGAAGATATTTTCAAAATGGCAGCAGTAAACAGCAACACGCAGCTATACAAGCAGTTTGGAAACAGTATAGTTGTAGATGTTATGTGTGCTATGTTTAAGAATTTGAATATCAAGCAAGGAGATTAACTATGACAGATGATACAAAACAGGAAATACAAATAGTCCTTGACTTGCTAAAAGGTAGTCTTACAAGGAATGGTGTGAGTATGGCAACGGACAGAGAGGGCAACTTGATGTTTTTTGATACATCTGTCTATGTTAGAAGCAAAGGCAAGGAATTTGACGGATTCAGAGTTAATATTAACGATTTAGTGGAGTAACAATGTGACAGAACTTGAAGAGGTAATTATGGCAGGCAATTTTATTAAAATTGACAGAAAGATTTTAAAGTGGGAATGGTGGAACGATATTAATACATTCAGACTTTTTATGTATATGTTGATAAGTGCCTATTGGAAAGACGGAAATTATAAAGGCAAGATAATTGAAAGAGGGTCTTTCCCCTCTTCAATATCTGAATTATCAAAAGAAACTAATTTGTCTGTAATGGAAATTCGTACCTCACTAAAACACTTACAATTAACAGGCGAAATAACAAGCAAAGCAACAAACAAATTCACGATATTTACTGTGGTTAACTACAATTTGTATCAAACGGATAACAAGCAAGATAACAAACAAATAACAAGCAACTTAACAAACAATCAACAAACAGATAACATTCTATTAACAAACTCTATATTAAAAGAAAGTAAGAATGAAAGAACAGAAGAAATTAAAGAAGATAAGAATATAGAAAAAGATATTACTAACGTAATATCCAAAAAGAAAAGTTATTATCCAGATGATGAATTACTTGATGAAGCATTTAACGAGTATGTGACAATGCGCAAGAGAATTAAAAAACCTATATGCACTGACAAGGCATTGCATAGGGCTATGAATACCCTTGAAAAGCTATCAGGCGGAGATAATGACTTAGCCATTAAAATTCTTAATCAGTCAGTAGACCATTGCTGGCAAGGCTTGTTCGAGTTGAAAGAAGATAATTCTAATAAACAAGGCAATCAGAATTTCAATAAGGGTGCTATTGATTGGGATAATGTGTAAAGGAGAAAAATTATGTATTCAGATACAATTTACGAAATCACAGTTAATGATAGTGAAAGAGCAGTTATTGAAGATATATTAAATATATTAGATAATTGCCCTATTGATTTGGGTAATTGTGATTATGTGGATATTTTTAGAAGCATAGTAAATAAAAGCTCAAATGTAGACGCAGATGGTATCAAAATTTTATATGAATCAGGAGGTAGCAACGCTTGACAAGAAAAGAAACAGTTAAAATCATTCGCATTATGTGTGATTGCTACCCTAACTACAAGCCTAACAACTTATCCGAAACAGTAGATGTGTGGAATATGATGTTGGAAAATTACAGTTATGAACAAGTATCAGTCGCACTTAAAGCATACATCAACTCTAATACAAGCGGATTTGCTCCAAGCATAGGACAGCTGATAGGTAAAATACAGACTATATCACAGCCACAGGAACTTGACGGAATGGCAGCTTGGGGGTTGGTTAGTAAGGCGTTACGGAATGGCACATATGGGGCAGTTGAAGAATTTAACAAGCTACCACCATTAGTCAGACAAGCGGTTGGCATGCCAGACAACCTTAAAAACTGGGCGACATCAGATTATCAGACGATAGAAACAGTAATACAATCGAATTTCTTAAGAACTTACGAAACAGTTGTTAAGCGTGCGAATGAAATAAATCGTATGCCGGACAATATTAAATCACTTATCGAAAAGACGAATGCAAATTCGTATAAGGCTCAAATCGAGCAAAAATTCCAAAGAGATATAAATACATTACAAATTAAAGGAAATGCCCTTATTGGTCAAAATACAAACGCAGAAGAGTATATTGAAGCACCTAAAGAGATACAAGATAGAATTGACAGAATGAGAGGTTGATTTTTAGTGGAAACAACGCCAATTAGTCCACAGAAGAAATTATATAATTATCGCCGAGATAATGGATTGTGTCCTAAATGTGGCAAGCCACTTGATAGAAAAGGCTTTTATTGCGAAGAATGTAAAGAAAAGCATACAGCTTATCAAAGAGAAACTAGAGAATTATGTAGACAGCTTAGGATATGTCCGGAATGCCGTAAAAATAAGCTTGCAGGCGAAGAAAAGATATGCCTGGAATGTTTAGCTAAGAAAGCAGAATACAGAGCCAGTCACCCAATAAGTGATGATAAGCGAAGACAAAACAACGAAGCGTTTAAACGGTATTCAAGAAACTTATACGCTGAACGCAAGAAAACCGGCACATGTGTTAGATGTGGAAAGGCTAAAGCTGTTAAGGGTAAAGCGAAGTGTTTTGTATGTCAGAGCAAAGATAATGCTATCCACAGAAAAAGAATTGAAAATAGGCAGAATATAAAAGAATATCGCAAAGAAAATTACTTGTGCTATCGTTGTGGAGAACCTATTGACAGACCGCAAGGACAGTTGTGTCAGAAATGCTGGCAGACAGACTATGAAAGGGGTAAAAGCCTTAAGAATGATAATAGCAAGCATTTATGGCGGTATGATAATCAATTTTTAAGAAAGCGGTGAACAAATGGAAGAAGAGAAAGATGAAATTATGCAAAGAATACAAGAATTAGAGTACTCAATGCATATCCACACTTTAATTCTGAAAGAAATGCAAAAAGTTTTAGAAGAAAATGTTCAAAACCAAGTTTCAGTACAAAAAATAATAAAGAAAATTGTCAAAATACTTGATAAATAAGGAGTATGTATGAGTAAGTCAGAACAGAAAAAGTTTAAGGAGCAAATGTTACGTGTTCAGATGAATAGGATTAGTAATGAACAGCAGAAGAAAAATTTTGAATCAGCATTAATATTAATTTTATGGGTGCTGCATGATAAATTCGGTTTCGGACAGCAGAGATTAACAAAAGTACAAAAAGAGCTTAAAGTACTTATAGATAACTACAATGACGGATTATTCACAGCAGAGGAGCTTGTTAATCAGTTATACAAAGAAACAGGAATAGAACATATTAAGTTTAAATAAGGAGATTGGCTTATGAAGTTTTCAGAACTGACTAAGCCGGAACTTGATGAGATAATTAAAAATGCCAATTTTACAGAAGAAGAATTGAGAATATTCAAGTTACTATCACAGGGCAGAAGCATTACAGAAATTGCTATGCGGCTGTCCGTGTGTGATAGAACAGTCAATCGCAAGATAAACAAAATTAAAAAGAAAATAAGTAAGTTGGAGGTTATACAATGATTAGGGTTACTCAAAATGGTGAAGACGTAAAAACAGAAAACATAACTCTTTCAGACAGCTTACTAAAGATAATTGCAGAGATAATTGACAACAAGTAAATATGTGTTACAATGTGCCGTAGAACGTGATAAATGCGGCACATTTATTTATATCATAAGGAGATAAAATATATGGAATGTGTTGCTTATATGAGAGTATCTACTGAAAAACAGGCTGTTGAGGGCAATGGACTTGATAGCCAAAAAAGAGACATTGAAAATTATTGTAGGAAAAATGAGCTTGTAATAACAGATTGGTATATTGACGATGGTTACACAGGTACAAATATGGATAGACCGGAACTTCAAAGACTTGTGAATGATTGTAGCCGCAAAAGAGTAAGTTGTGTTGTTGCTTTTAAGCTTGACCGATTATCAAGAAATATGATTGACGGAATATATCTTATCGAGAAAGTATTTCAAAAGTATAATGTCGTGTTTAAATGTGTTCACGATAGCGTAAATTATGATAGCCCAATGGAGCAGGCGTACACACAAATGATGGCTGTATTTGCACAGCTTGATAAAAATACTATGATGTTGCGTATGCGTGGCGGTATGCTTGAAAGAATTAAGCAGGGTTACTGGATGGGCGGTGGCAATTTGCCGTATTGTTATTCCTACAGTAAGGAACAAGGTATATTAATACCTATCCCGGAACGTGCAGAACAAGCAAGAAAAGGTCTTGAATTATTCATATCTGGCTATTCAGATGCGAAAATTAAAGAAATTTGTGGCTTTAAGTCTGAACTTGTTACTAGAAGCATTTTGACCGGCGTTGTAAATATCGGAATGATACCTTACAAAGGCAAAATATATCAAGGAAAACACGAACCTATTTTTGATAAAGATAGGTTTAATCTTGGATTAGAACTAAGAAAGTCAAGGTGTTCAGCAAAAACTTACTGCATAACTGAACCTAATTTATTGACCGGATTATGTTATTGTGGAATTTGTGGTTGCAAAATGCGTTATCAAAAATGGGGCAGTGAAAAACATAAGATTTATTGTTGCTCAAGAAATAAATCGCTTTCATATCTGCCTAATTATAATGCAAGCTGTAATAATTCGCTTGAATGGGCGGACGAGATAGAGAAACAAGTAGAAGAAGAAATCCTTAAAATATCACTTGATTTATCATCTTACAAGCCAAAAGAAAAGGCGACAAAACTTGAAATTATGCAATCACAGCTTGAAAAGGAACAGATTAAGCTAAAAAGATTGTATAATCTGTATGCTGACGGAAATGATACTGTCTTAGAAATGATTAAAGAACTGGAAGCACAGATTAAGGAAATGAAATTAAACATTGCCGCTGAAAGCAAAAACGCAATCAATATGCAGAAAAAGGAGTTTGTTTATGAGAACATAAAAAAACTTGCCGACATTTGGGATAAGGTCGACAAGAAACAAAAGAACTTGATACTAAAGACTATAATTGACAAGATAGTAATTGTCAATGGAAATATTGAAATACAGCTTAAGAATTTTTAGCACAAACTTAATGCAGTTCCTATAACATATAGGAAGTGCTAATGCCGCATTTATCACGTTTTACAATTATATAATTTCAGCATTGTCGCTTATATGTCGCACATATGTCTATTATGTGTCGCTATAAGTGATTTTTTTTATGCAAAAATGTAACTAGAAAGAGAGGTAATGCGAATGTTTTCTGATGAAGTTAGAGAAAAAATCTTAAGCAAAGAAGAATTACAAAAGCTTGACTTAGTGACATTATCTCTTGTTATCCACGCAATCGAGGAAGTTTTAGAGGAGGCAGACAATGAACAATCCTTATCAGCAACCGATTATGAGTAATTATGTACCTCAATATGGAGCATATCAATATAATCCTATGGCAAATATCCAGAGATTTCAGCCGCAGGAGCAGATGCAGCAATCACAAGTTCAGCAAACTATTCCACAGCAGATAATAGGTATTAACGGCAGAGTTGTGCAAGCAGTTGAAAATATAAACGCTAACGAGGTCCCTATGGATGGCTCAATGGCATTTTTCCCGAAGCAGGATATGTCGGAGATTTATGTTAAGGGCTGGAATGCTGATGGAACAATTAGAACGATTGTGTATAAGCCTTATACAGACCCTAAAGATAATCAGACAGTAAATTCTATGGCTAATACAGAAAACGCTAAATTTACCCTGTCAGACGAAAGCACACAGCTATTTCTAAATAAATTTGAAGAATTATCAGAGAAAATAGGACAGCTAGAAGATAGATTTGATAAATCTTTAGGAACGCAAAGAAAAACTTCAAGAACTCAAAGCAAGGGCGGTGATGAAGAATGAACCCAATTAACATTTTTCAGATGATGAAAGCTGGTCCGCAACAGTTCATACAGCAGATGATGGGGAATAATCAGATTATGAGCAATCCTATGATGAAAAACACTATGCAGATGGCACAGCAGGGCAATATGCAAGGCATAGAGCAGATGGCTAGAAATTTATGCAAAGAAAAGGGATTGAATGCAGATGATGTATTTAATCAGATAAAAAGCAGATTTGGTAATTAGTAGCATATTAGATGTCTTTGCAAACTACCTAGGTGACATCTTTATGAATATATTTTTAGGAGGTAACAATATGTTTTCAAACTCAAATTGTGCCAGCGTACCATTAGTCGCTAATATTGACGGTAACGGCAATAACGGCGGATGGGCTGACGGCGGATGGCTTTGGATAATCGTTGTATTCGCATTACTCTTTGGATGGGGCAATGGTGGATTTGGCGGTTTTGGTGGCAACAATGGCGGTGGCTATGTTGCAACAGCAGCTACACAGGCTGATATTCAGAGAGGATTTGATAATTCCGCAGTTATTAGCAAGTTAGATGGTATTTCTAACGGCTTATGTGATGGCTTCTACGCTATGAACAATAGCATGCTTACTGGTTTTAATGGTATTAACACAAATATCATGCAGACTGGTTATGGCATCCAGCAGGCTATTAACGCTGATACAGTCGCTAATATGCAGAATACAAACGCATTACAGGCACAGCTTGCTAACTGTTGCTGTGAGACAAGAGAAGCTATTCAAGGCGTAAACTACAACATGGCAACTAACACTTGTGCTTTACAGAACACAATGTGCAACAACACAAGAGATATTATCGACAGCCAGCAGGCAGGAACGAGAGCTATCCTTGATTTCTTAACAAATGATAAGATAGCAACACTTACAGCAGAGAACAACGATTTACGCAGAGCCGCATCACAGGATAGACAGAACGCACTTCTTACAACTCAGATGGCAGCTCAGACACAGCAGATTATCAACTCTGTAAATCCTACGGCTATTCCAGCTTATGTTGTGCCTAATCCTAATGCTTATGCTTATGGATGTGGTTGCAATATAGGATGTGGCTGCTAAAACTGAATAATTGAGTATCTTAATTGAGTTTAACTCGATTATGTCTGCTAAGCAGTATTACTTATAATCAAAGGGCAGGCTATAATGTTTGCCCTTATTTTTATGAAAGAGAGGTAAATAAAATGGCTGAATTTAGTAATGTAGCCGTACAGAATGTAGCTACAAACGGAAATGTATTATTTGCAGATACACCGACTTCAACTTGCAATAAAGGATGTATCACTCACCGCACAGGAAGTGGCTTAATCAATGTTAAGGGTGCGACAAATAATTGCCGTGCAAAGTACAGAGTAGAATTTAACGGAAATATTGCAGTTCCTGATGGTGGTACGGCAGGGGCTATATCACTTGCGATTGCAATAGAGGGTGAACCGGATTTATCGACACTGGCAATTTCTACACCGACAGCGGTTGAAGCATTTAACAATGTTTCTACGGCTACGGATGTATGGCTTTCTTGCGGATGCTGTCAGGCAATCTCTGTTAAGAATACATCTACACAGGCTATCAGTGTTGCTAATGCAAATATTACAATCAACAGAATAGGTTAAGAAAGTGAGGTAAACAACTATGCATATTGAAAGAATACACAAAATGGTTGAGTGCCTTACCGAAAAGACACTATCTGAACTTGATAAGGGTATTGAGAATGTCAATACTGAGGAAATGAGCGAAGCGGTCGATATGATTAAGGACTTATGCGAAGCAGAATACAAGGCAGTTATCGTTAAATCTATGAAGAAAGCTGATGAAGAGGAAGAAGAGTACAACAAGGAGCTTCTTAGAACCCTTAAAGCTGAATATGGTGAAGAGGGTGGCAGAAGATACTATGATGAATACCGCTATATGCGCACTGGCAGATATGCCCCTAAAGGAAAGGGTAGTTATGTAGGCAGAAGAGGATACGAAGAACCACCTTATTACCATATGTACCCAGAGCGTGATATGGATAGGGAATACGGAAGAATGTACTATACAGAGCCTACAAGTACGCATACCACTGAAAGTGGCTACGACAGGGCAAAGAGAATGTACACAGAAACTAAAGAAATGCACAAAGCTAATACACCAGAGGATAAGGAGCATAAGATGAAGTCACTTGACAGCTACACTAAGGAACTCGCAAGCGACATTACAGGTATGGTTGCCGATATGTCAGCAGAAGAGAAAAATTTACTTAGAACAAAGCTAAGTACTCTTGTATCTAAGATATGATTCTAAGGGCTATGAGTAGCAATATTCATAGCCTGTTTTTGCACATTGATAACTGAATATTGGCTAGCACTTTGGTACAATTTATGATATAATTGGCAAAAGGAGCTGATTATATGATTATTTTTAGAGAACATAAGGGTGGATTGTCAGAATCCATGGCAACAGCAAAAGAGTTTAATGACTTTGACGAAATGAAAGCGTACATTGTCAAAATACACACAATTTTCTATAAAACATTAGGGCATAGAAATGCACCTTTTGAGACGAGCGACATTGTGATAGATATGAACGATAAAACAGAGGATAATCGAATTGGTTGGCATGACGAAATGCATGTGTGCGTAAAGAGATATGGGGAAAAAGATTATATTAAGTTATATAATTCTCCACAATGTATAGGAATGTGTGCTACCGATTATGATAAATAAAAATTAATGCAAACGCCACTAGCCAATATAAGGTTAGTGGCTATTTTTATTAAAGGGGGCATACAGATGATTTTTACAATCAATGGTACAATTTGGCACATACAATATAAAAATTCAAATTCAAGCGAATTAAGGCGGTCAGACAATACAATTAGCTTAGGTGTAACTGACAGAAACACGCATACAATATATCTGTCAGACAAACTACAGGGATTTATGCTACGCAAAGTGCTGATACACGAAATTTGCCACGCCGTCTGTATGTCTTATGATGTGTATTTACCTATCGAACAGGAAGAGATATTATGCGACTTTGTAGCAACTTATGGAGATGAAATATTTGATATTGTTGATATGGTGCTTGGAGCAGTTAGGAGAGTAGGATAATGAAGATAGAGGAACTATTAAAGATAATTCAGAAAACAAACCCCGATATGACTAAAGAACTACTGATATATGAGCTTAGTCAATGCCGGTATTCGAGTAAGGCATTAATACATACAGAAGAATGTTGTCAAAAAATTTCGAGGTAACGCATTCAATACGCCCCCAGGTATAGCATTTTATATTCGCAATTTCGATTTTGATAATTTTCAAAATTTGGTTCAGATTTCGTTCAAATTATATTTTAAAAATTGAAAAAATTTTCCCACAAAATTATAATGCGCCGTTTCAAATACCCCCGTCATATGCAATTTTGGAATCTAAAAATCGGTTACACAGAATTTCAATTTTTGCTCCTGATTTCGTTCAGATTCGCTCTTAAAAATTGATGAAAAACTTTAATAGATTAAAGTGCATTATATAAACTTGACCGGCTGCGGTTCGTGCTTATTTTGACTTTGTGGCTTTGTGATTTGCCCTATGCGGCGGTTTTATTGTGTCGGTGTAGACTTCTAAGCCTACAGAACAAACAGCCTTAAAACGCCTTTGATAGCGTTGTATAAAATGGGTATAATATGCCCTTACAAGTTGTGAAAGCTGTCGCCAGTTCTGGAAGATATACCAGAACGCACGCCGCCCCAACTGGGTACACTTGTACACCTAAAAAGGCGCAAAAAGTCTTATATATAAGCATAGCATTATTATATTAATTTTTCAAGGTACGCAAATAAAAGCATATAAATATGCTAATGCTTGCGGCTGGAATCGAACCAGCCAAACCACAGCAAGCCAAAAAGGGCGCAGATTGTACGCCCTTAAAAAGCTAATTCACTATTTTGTTTTTTATTTGTTTTAAAAGCTTTTTATCAATTTGTTTCACTCCTCGCATTTTTAAGACATAGGCGCTTATGTCTTGATAATACAAATCAACAATTCCCTCTCTGTTGTGCCAGTCGTTTACATCTCCCTGCCAACATTTTATTCTGTGCTCTTCTTTTTGCCTTGCGATTTCTACACTTTCGGCAAAATCTTTTTCTATATTTATTTTATCATTCAAAAACCTGTTTATTAAGCCCTTAAAGGTTTTTAAATCTGATTTATATATATAAATTATATATAATTTTTTATAAAGTTCTTCGCTCCTCTCGGTAAGCAATATATCTTTTTCTTTTTCTGCTTTAATCTGTTCTAACTCTGCCGCAGTTCTTCTTGCATACGTTCTCTTTTTTCTTTTAGATATAATTTCATCGAATTTTTTAACTGTAAAATTTAATACTGCACTTTCTTCTATACAATAAAAATCTGTTTCATTGTAAAATTTTCCTGTATGATGCCAAGAAGACCACACCAGAAAGTTGTTTTTTAATTCCTCTAGCGTCATTTTTTTAAAATCTATTTCTACTTTTTTGCCAGCGTGCAAAAAAATGTTATCTATCTCTTCTAAAATAGAGGTCTTAGTCCATTTGTACATAGGTTTTTCACCTTGCGAATACGCCCAAACGGCGTTGTTACTCATTTGATTTTTATAATATCCTGCCATCTTTTTTTAAATCTCCTTTACTTTTTTATATTTTAATGCTATTATAACAAAGGCATTTGTCGTTATATAATTTTAGGCGAATGTTTTTTGAATGGGAAGGGAGGAAGTATATTGTACTTCCTCCCTTTTATTTTAGCAAGCCGGGGAATCGAACCCCGGAAGCGCCAACCTTGCTAATTATTTGCTTGCTAAAATCTCCCTTGCTAATAAATCCCAATAAAGACCATCACCGCGCTTATCAAGCCATTTTTCAGCTTCTTCTGTACTTTCATCTAACCATTCAGCCATAAGCTGGATAATATCGTAATAGCTATAATCAACGCTAACACCTAAACCTCTTAACCATTCTATGCAAGCGTTGCGTTCTCCAAGCCTTGCAACTGCCCAGCCGTATTCATTTATAAACTTGCTCTTGATGTCCTTAATTGTGTTAAGCTCTTCACTCTGTGCAACCTCTGTTAAATAATTTCTAACTGCTGCCTTAACTTCCTTACTGTTTGTTCTTCTCATTTCTTTTTACCTGTGCTATAATAATAGCTGCCTTTCTTTTTTTTTGATTGGTGGCGGTTCGTTCTTGGTAGGGGCGACCGCCTTTTATTTATGCTCTTATTATAAAGCTATCGTTATATAATTACAAGTCGCAAAATGTAACAAATATATAAAGCTATCCATATATTTTTATTGTGCAATATGTATAAAGCTATCTATATATAAATATATAACGCTACTATATAATAAAGTTATCTTTATATTTTCATTGACTTTGTTATAACGCTACTATATAATAAAGTTATCTTTATAAAAGGAGTTGATTTTATGGCAGTATCTAAAGCGCAAGCAAGAGCTATAAAAAAATATGATAATAAAGCATATTTTAAAAGCCTTGTAAGGTTTAAAAAAGAAGATGAGGAACGAATCAGAGCGGCGGCAGGCGATAGCCTTAATGGCTTTATTGTGGCGGCTGTAATGGAGAAAGTAAAGGAAGCAGAAAAGGCGAAAGCTCCAACCTGCACAAGCTCCGATGAATGCCCATTCTAAATAGTTAAAAGAATTATAAAATATCACTTGACTATATAACGATAGCGTTATATAATAAGGGTACAAATTAAGAAAGGGTAGCCGAAAGGCTGAAAGGTGAGAATATGAGATATTTAACAGTTAAAAGAAACAAGAATGGAGAACCTAATAAAACGGATATGAAGAGCCTTGCAAAATTCTTTACAAGTGAAAATGTGGGAAAATATGCAGATTATGACAGTTATCTATTTGCTGTCGAAGAAACAAGAAACGCTGGCAAAGAATTTGTCGGATATACATTTAAAATAGCTGCAAAGGCGGAGAAGTCCGGCGGATGTGATTATTATTTCGGTGAAGTTCTTGATACTGGGGATAAAGTTGTTATATCCACAGAAAACGAGTATAAGAGTTTAGACTGGGCATATAACAAAGCTTTAGAGATAATCAAAAAAGAGTTCTAAAATCGGATAGATAAAATAAAAAAAGGGGAGCTTAACGTTCCCCTTTTTTCTACGCCGCACGTTACTATTTAAGAAATACAAAAACGTATATTTCAATACATCTGATGTTGTTGTTTATAAATACAAAATAGCATATTTCAATACATTTTTGTTATTGTTTATGCTTAACATGATAAACAGATTTTTATATTATGTCAAGCTTAAAATTAAAATTGACAAATAATATATAATATATTAATATAATAGCAGTTAAATATATAAATATTAGATTTACACCCGATAATTATATAATAGTTATTGGGTTATTTTTATGCTATTAGTATATATAATAATTAATTAGCTGGCATAGTTCTGGCAGAAAGGGGAATATATGGAGAAACTACAGGAAACACCAGACACACCGGAGATATTCCAGAATGACATAGAGCTTTATTTATCGCAGTTTTGTCAAGAGCACAACATCGAAGATATGACCAAAGAACCACAGAGCAGATGGAATGCTGCTCTGATGTATATAAATAAATATGTTTTCAACGATAAAAGTATATTAAAATTAAATAAGAATATTAATAAAAATAATACTAATTGTATTATGGATAATAATTTTAATATGTATGATTATGATAAAGTAGAGTATATATTATATATATATTATTATTTATGTGCTGTATATGATAAAGAGTGTAGTATTATAGGTTTTAGTTTATTAACTGGAATTAATAGGGATACTATATATGACTGGGGTACGAAAGAGAAAAAGCTAAGTACAAAAAGTTGTGACATCGCGCAAAAACTGCGGGTTTTTCGTGAAGAAAGTTTATCTAATAAGCTTGCAACTGGCAACAAAAATCCGGTCGGAATTCTTGCAATACTTAACAGACATTTTGCTTGGAACTTGCCCGGTGTTAGCAGAGAAAACACTAATAAAACAGCTCTTACAGCCGCAGAAATACGCCAGCAATTAAACCAAAATGATACACAATTAACGGATAAACAGCAGATAAACGCCATAAACAATTCAGACACAATTTAAACCACTTGAAAACCGCTTAAATACTGGGTTTGTGAGTGCTAAGCATTTAGATAACGCTGATAAATTAAGGTTTATCAGCGTTATAGTATGGATATGGTGTTAATTGTGTTAATTGTTTGAGAATATGGCATAAAATAGGCACAATTGCACGGATAAGGGCGGTGGGGGTTAAAAGAACGTATGTTCGACTGCCTGCTAAGTCACACGAGCAACTTCTTGGATTTTATTCTGTACCACACAATAGAAATATGTTATAATATATATAAATAAATATAAGGAGTTGATATATTATAAACACATTACAAGAATTATTAAATAACAATATCAATATAGACACTGCTAATAGAATGTTAGATAATTATAATTCTAAGATTAACACTTATAATGGTATCTATATAATTACTGATATTACTTATGATTTCAATACAAGGGGCAGAGATGTAACTCTTAAATGTACAGAGTGTGGGCGAGTAATACATAGAACTATGATTAAAGGTCGTAACAAGTGGAGCGAGTTAATTAAAACTTGTCCTTGCCAAAAGCTTAAACGCCAAGAGGAAGCCAAAAGTGAACTTGAAAAAATTTTAAAAAATGAAAAAGAGGTCATTCTTTCAAGGGTTGGGGAAAATTATGGTGATTACAAAATCGTATCTATTCAAGATATTGATACAAACCCTAAATATGTAATGCAGTGCAATCAATGCGGAGAGAAAAGAACTATGTTAGCCACTTTAAAGTCCTTTGAAAAGAGGAATTTTCATTGTGCAAAACATTATATCCAACCTATAAAATTTGACAATTCATATATAGGCCGCAAAAACAATAGGCTCACAGTTATAGGTATAGCAAAAGATGAAAAGAAACATAGAAAATTTGTTTGTAAATGTGACTGTGGTAATATTAAATTAATTGAGCCTTGTTTTTGGGAAAAAGGAGTTGTTAAAAGCTGTGGCTGTCTTAGTGAAGAAAGTAGATTGGAACATTCTGAAGAATTAGATAGGCTGAGAAGAATACACAACGGGATGATACAGAGATGTTATAACCCAAATTCTCATAGTTATGCTAATTATGGCGGACGCGGGATTAAAATATGCGAAGAATGGAGCGATAGAGAGAAATTTATAGACTGGGCATTAAAAAACGGCTATTCAAACGATTTATCTATTGACCGAATAGATGTTAATGGCAACTATGAGCCTAGCAACTGCCGGTGGGCTGATTGGCAAACGCAGAGCAATAATAAGCGGCCTAGTGACGAATGGAAAAAGCGTAAGCCACGAGAACATATGCATTGGGTTATAGATGGCGTGTCTAAAACAAGAGAAGAATGGTGCAAAGAATACAATATAGGATTGCCAGCTGTACTGTATAGAATTAATAAAAAAGGTATGTCCATAGAAGAGGCGTTGAAGAAGCCTAAGGAAACATTAGGAAGACCAAGAAAGGTTGAAATTAATGAGAACATCAAGTGACCCAAAAGAAAGTACAATCAAATTGAGACTTAATGACGAAATGAGAAAACATATTGAAAAAAAATCAAAAAAACAAGGCGTTTCAATGTCTGAATATATACGAAAATTGATAGAAAATGACATTTACAACAAGTGTTAATTGTTGTATAATAGACACATATTAATTAATCACAAGATATTTCAATAAACACATCAGAGAATCAGCTAGTCGGCTGAATAAATTCCAAAAAATTTTAAAAAACAGAAAAAGAGTTAGGAGTTATAAATGCAGGGCAATGAATACCAAAAATTGGCTATGCGTACTAACGATAAAAAGGCATATCGTAGATTATATATTGAATTAACTGGCAAGCTTCCACTTAGTCCTCTAGCAGAAAACAATGCTAAGTGTAGCGACATAAATGACATAGCAGGACTTCTTAATGGCGTCTTAGGTTTAACTGGTGAAGCTGGCGAAGTATCAGACCTTGTTAAAAAGGGCATATTTCACGAAAAGGGAATAGACTTAGAACATCTTAAGAAAGAGTGCGGCGATGTAATGTGGTACGTTGCTATGATTTGCGAAGCTTGCGGATTCAGTCTTGATGATGTAATGCAAATAAACATAGATAAGCTTATAGCACGTTATCCATATGGCTTTGATTCTTACAGAGCTAATCATAGGCAGGCAGGTGATGTCTAATGCTTAAGCCGGAGGAAGATTGCTGTAATTGTTTGTATAAATTTAAAATGTGGTTTGAAACGCCTTGCAAAAATTGTAATGGTAATCCAGACACACATCCTAACGGCACAGATAACTTTGTAGAACAGATTGATAGTGCAAATGATATTGCAGCACTCTTTGAAGATAAAGAGTAGCTTAATTGCCCCTTAGCCAAGCGGTCAAGGCATAAGATTTTGATTCTTACATCATCAGTTCGATTCTGATAGGGGTAGTTCGCAAGTACTTAATCGTTACTTGCACCTTTGAACTTACTGGTTTGGTGGAATTACCATGACATTAAGTTCTCCTTTCACCTCATAGCGAGAGCTGTTAAGGACTGTCAGAAAGTCCGTGAGGTTTTACGTGTAAACAGCACGTAATAATTATCTCATAATTAGGCAGTTATCCATAAGGGATAGACAGCGAGCGAAGCCACTTTCTTTGAACAGCCAAACTGCACGGCGAAATACATCCAGCTTTGCCACGACCTGTTATAGGTGTCATAGCCTATACTGCTATTAAGACTAGCACTTTATATTCCCTCAAAACAATATTTTTAAGCGTATAAATGACCTCCAAAGAATTTATAAATGTGAATTGTTTAATCTCTCTGTGCTAGTCTTTTTTATTTCAACTTGTCAGAAATTCTGACAAGTTGACGGATAGTAGTTCAGTTGGGAGTAACGCTTGATTTATTCAAGTAGTCACAGGTTCAAGTCCTGTCTATCCGATTACAACAAACTAGCTTGACGGAGCGAAAAGCACAAGCCTTAGTGCCTGTTTGTTGTTTTGTTAATAAGGCTATTATCAGAAAGGCAGGTAAACATGGCAAAATTAATTAAACATCGTTCAATCGGAAAAATAAGAATGGAGCTTGTAGATTATGTGCTGAATTGCACAGATGATGAATTGTACGAGCTTTGTGGTGCTGTTTCAGAACTTAAAGGCGTAACATCTTGGTCTTGTGATGAATGTCAAAAACGATTTAAGCCAGATTGTAGCTTTGACAGTGACGAATCAAGATGTAAGAAGCATTTCTTTGAGATGAACAAGCCGGAATAATATTGGTAAAATCAGTTGTCTAGTGATTGCAACACGAAAAGCGGAACCGTGACCGCCTGGCAACTGTTTTTATATAAATCGCGGAATCAATTATCAGTACGGAGGTAATTTATGAATTTTAGCGAACTTTTTGTAGATAAATCAAAGACACTTATCATAAATACTGATTTAGCACTTGTTTTAGGAGATTTAAACGAAGCAATAGTGTTAAATCAATTAAATTATTGGCTAGGAATTAACAAAAAAGCCGGTAAAAATTTTATTGACGACAGATATTGGGTATATAACTCATACAGCGATTGGAAAGCTAAAGATTTTCCGTATTGGAGCGAAAAAACGATACAGAGAACATTTACAAGGCTTGAAAATAAAGGAGTTGTTGTATCTGCTAATTATAACAAATTGGGTATTGATAAAACAAAGTGGTACACAATAGATACTGAAAAATTACAAGAACTTGTGGATAAATTTAATTCCGATGAGAACAAAATGACAAATCGACAAGACAATATGACAGACCGACAGGACAAAATGACCTGTCGAGAAGGACAAAACGACAGACCATTACCAGAGATTACTACAGAGAATATAGACAGAGATTATACTACAGAGAATAAATATGCTCTTTCAGAATCTAAAGATTCTTCAAGAGGAGATATATATGCTTTTTCAACAGAAAAAGGCGGAAGCAAATCTGATGTGATTAAAAACATTGCTATTGAATTTGCTGATTGCGAGCCGTCAGATTGGCGAATAGAAGAGTTAAAACATATTATTGACTATTTCCTTGAGCAATACAATAAAACTTTAAATATGAGCCATATACGCATTACAGAACAGGCTTTGACAAAGATAGTTATTAATTACTTTGAGCCAGTTGGTAATTATATGAGCAATAATTCTGCTTATGGATTTGATGATTACTACAAAGAGTTAATAGATTATTACTTACAGACAAAATACAAGATTAATGGCAAAGAAGTAACTAAGAGCTTGCAGCATTTCATGTCTGGAATGATAAGAGAAAACTTAGCACAGAAATATTTAAAATAAGGAGTGATTATTATGGCAGCAGGCGTACACCCGCTAAACAAAGATAAGTTTTATGAAGCGATTAACTTATACATATCGGGACAGGCTTCACAGGTAAAGGCAGCGAAAGTAGCAGGTTGTAGCGTACCAACATTTAAGAAATATGCTAACAAGATTTACGGCGGCGAAGAATTACCAGATACTTTATGGGGGAAGAAGTGATATTATGAAAATAACAGAAATGAATAGCTGCATTGAGAAAATGCGTGAGTGTTACAAGTTTGATGATGATAAAACGGAAATAATACTTGCTGACTTACGAAGCAATAAAAGTAATTGCGTTACTGTTTGCACAAAAGATGAAAATGGTACTGAAATTGCAATGACAAAGTATTTGAACGAATTAAAAAAGCCAGATTACCAAAAGGAGAAAATCAAATGACAACATTGATTGTAGATGATTTAAACATTCCACCAAGTGTTATCGCAAGTGCCATTGTCAATAGAATTCCACTTAATGAAGATAAAAATTGTCACATTGAGCATTGGAGTACCAGATGGAGAATTGAAAAATATGGGAAACATACTTGTCTGGAAGTTAAGAAATTAAGATAAACAATTACCGACTACAGATTGATTGTAGCTGCTGACCTTAGAAAGCTAAAGGCTGATAAAACATATAAAAGGAGATAGAACCTATGAAACAGTTATTTGTAAGTGTGCCTATGAAAGGCAGAACAGAGGAAGAAATCAAAGCTAGTATTCAGAAGATGAAAAAAATTGCTGAAATATACGAGGGCGAAGAATTAGAGCTTATCGACAGCTACATTGAGGATAACCCACCTAAAGACAGCAAAGAAGCTGTATGGTATTTAGGTGAAAGCCTTAAGAAGCTGGCACAGGCTGATGTGTTCATAGGAATTGCGGAGAACTATGATTGGAGTGGCTGTTGCATTGAAAGGGAAACAGCAGAAAGATATGGCATTAAAGCATATATGATTCCAGCAAGATATGTAATTGATGATTATAATGCACTTGTGCAGAAATTACATCCGGCTGTCCGTGACGTATTATTCTAACAAAATTTTACCGGCTAACAAATAGAGTTAGTTGCTACCCTAAAACAGTTATAGGCAGAGGTCTATAAGCACCTTTGCTTTTAAGTGGAGGTGCTTATCTTGAATTCTGAATTAAATCAACTGATAGATGATTGCGAAAAATACATATCCCAAAAAGGAATAGATGAAAACATTATAGAAGTCTACTACAACGTGTGCCAGCTTGCCAAGAATGAGGGTGAAATTGACACAATGTTAAAATGTACGGCTAGGACAAAAGAACTCATAGAAAAGGCTTGTATGCGTGATATAGGCATAGATATTTTTGAACTTGAAAAATATACATTCAACAACAATATAGACAATGATTTAGTCAATAGATATTTTGATACCTTATTGCTTGAAGCTCCGCACTTATTTCACAGCTATTTGCTTTATCTTGAAAAAGACAGAGAAGAGAGTGAAAGATTTTATCAGCCAAAAATGAAACAGCTTAATAAATACGGGCTTATTCAAGCTATGCAAGATTTGGAAGACGACAAATATAATAGATTATGTATTTCTATGCCACCAGGAACGCAAAAAACTACACTGGAAAAATTTTTTTGTTCTTGGATAATTGGCAAGCACCCTAAAGATTACAGCCTTTTCTTTTCTCACAGCAACGAAATTACAGGAAAGTTTTATAAAGGAGTGCTTGACATAACAACAGATGATAAAGAATATAAATGGAATGTTATTTTCCCTAATTTACCATTACAAAGCACAAATGCACAGGCACAAGAAGCTAATTTCGGCAAATACAAAGCATTTTCAAGTATTCAATGCTCATCAATAGGAGCTAAGAACGCAGGTAAGGTTAGAACTAACCGTTATTTATATTGTGATGACCTTATAGGCTCTATTGAAGAAGCACTTAATCCAATAATTCTTGAAAAAATATGGAGAATTTATGGAGTCGATTTAAAACAAAGAAAGCTAAACGAACAAGTAAAAGAAATAATTATAATGACCAGATGGAGCACAAAAGACATTATTGGACATATTATTGAGCTTTATGGAAACGACCCAAAGTTAAAAATTATTTCTATTCCAGATATTGACCCTAAAACAGGGAAAAGTAATTTTGACTATGAATATAATGGAATGTCGGTGGAGTTTTTTAATGATCAAGCACTGACAATGGATGATATATCTTATAGATGTCTTTATAAGCAAGATCCAATAGAACGTGAGGGATTGCTTTATCCAGAAAACAAAATAATGAGATATAAAGAACTTCCTAAAACACGAATTAAAAGAATTACTGGACAATGTGACACGAAATCCTCTGGTACTGATTTTTATGTGTTCCCTTGCCTGGTTGAATTTGAAGGATATGAGGGAACGTATTACTGCACTGATACTATATGCAACAATTCGGCAGATTACGAAAAACAATATGAAAATTCAGCAAATTTAATTGTCGATAACGAAATACAAGATTGCGATTTTGAAGCTAATCAAGGCGGAGATAGAGTTGCAAATGAAGTCAGAAAACGAGTAGAAGAAAAAGGCTGGTTATGCAATATATCAGACACTGCAACTGAAACAAACAAAGAAGCAAGAATATTTCAATGTTCTAGTTGGGTATTGCAACATATTGTGTTTAAAGATAGAAGCCTATATGAACCCAAGAGCGATTATGCAGAGATGATGAGTTGGTTGTTGAAATATTCAGTATCTGGTAAAAATTTGCACGATGATGTACCGGATGTTTTCTCAAACTTTGCACTAAGAATGACACAAGGTAATAGAACAGCTAAAGTTGAAGCTGCTATAAATCCATTTAGGAGGTATTGATATTATGGTAACAAAGGAAGTTTTATCACAGTATTCAGACTTACAGGAAGAAGTAAAAGAAGTAAGACTAAAGATAGAACGACTTGAAAAAGATATAAGCAAAATTGAAGCCGGAGAAATGGTTATAGATTCTGTTAGCGGCGGCGATGGCGGCAAACAGCATTTTAAGATTGAGGGCATACCATTCCCAGAGTACAGCAGAAAGAAAACACTTCTTTATGCCAGAAAAGCCACATTGCAGTTGCTTGAAGATGATTTATTAGAAAAAACCAATGAGATTGAAGAATTTATTGCAAGTGTTGACGATAGTAGAATGAGAAGAATAATCAATCTTAGATTTTTAGAAAATAAGACTTGGATTCAGATAGCACATATCATAGGTGGCAACACAGAAAGTAGCGTAAAAATGGCTTTTCAAAGATTTATTGAAAAAAATTAAAAGATGTTACGATTGTGACGAAAAAATTATGTATTATTACAATGAGCAAAGCAAATTTCATAAACATGTATAATCCTTATCGAAAAGCATCGTCATTTAATTATGACGGTGCTTTTACTATGTAACGAGGTAACAATATGATTTTTTATACAAACAAAGACAAGTCAATTATGTGTCCGAACTGCCACAAGTTTTTGACTAAGGCAGACAGCAAAGACCCACGAACACATAAGCTGGCGTGTAAACATTGTCGTAAATGGATATGGTATGTGCCTAACGATGATGATAATTTTCAAATTAAAGAAATACCGGACAGCAGAAGTTCAAGCGGTATGACATTTTATTAGGAGCAAGATATGAACACAATGTATTTTCAAGACCTTGTTAGAGGCTGTTATGGACGTAAAATTGCATATACAAATGTAGACAGGATAACAAGTGATAATGTTATTAAGGTTATTGGAAGTACTATAGGTATATTTAATTGGAATAAACCAGTTATAAAGTATCTGTGGCATTACTACAAGGGCGACCAACCAATATTGTACAGGCATAAGCTAACTAATGAAGATATTACAAACAAGATTGTTGAGAACCACGCATACGAAATTGTTCAGTTTAAGGTAGGGCAGACGTATGGCGAGCCAATCCAGTTTATTAGCCGCAAAGATGATAAAGCTATCAATAAGGCGGTTGATATACTCAATGATTTTATGGTGGATGCCAATAAGCAGGAGAAAGATATTAAAGCCGGAGAGTGGCAATCGGCAGCAGGAACATCTTTTAAAGCGGTTCAGCCTAAAAATGGAGATGTGCCATTCAGAATTGTAGCACCTACACCAATGAATACTTACATTGCTTACAATGAAAGCACAGAAGAACCTATGCTTGCTGTACAAGAACTTAAAGACGAGGATGGAAATTGGTACAAAATGGCATTTTCCGACACTATGTCTTTTAGAATTGTTGATAGCAAGGTAGTTGAAGCAAAGCTACATACATACGGCGAAATCCCTATTGTTGAGTTTCCTAATAACCACGAAAGGATATCCGATATTGAACTTGTTATAGGCATGTTGGACGCTATTAATAACATGCAGTCTAACAGAATGGATAGTATACAGCAGTTTGTTGAGTATTGGGTTAAGTTTGTAAATTGCGAAGTGGATGAAGAGACATTTGAAAAAATGAAAATGAACCACGCCCTTACAGTTAAATCTATCAATAAAGACAACAAGTCAGACGTTGAGATTATGACACAGGAGCTTAATCAGACACAATGCCAAGTTGCTAAAGATGATTTGCTCGATAATCTTCAAGCTATCCTAGCGATACCAAATAGAGAATCACAAAACTCTGGCGGCGATACACAGGGGGCGGTATCTTTGAGAGCTGGATGGGATTTTTCAAAAACCAGAGCAAAGCAAAAAGACCCTATTGTAAAATCCGCAGAGAAAAGGCTTGCGATAGTAACTTTGAATGTATTGCGATTAGCAGGAAATAATTTAAAACTATCGCCAAGAGATTTTGACGTACAAATTAATCATAGTCCGTTAGATAATCTCTATACAAAGACGCAAGCACTTGCACAAATGCTACAAGCAGGAATAAATCCAAGAATAGCGGTTGCAACGTGTGGATTATGGGGGGATGCGGAAAAAGTATCTTTACAGTCACAACCATATTTTGATGTTTTATATAAAACAATAGATATGGTAAACGAAGAAATGAAAAAAACAGTCAGAAAATAATCAACTTAATAATAATCAGCAAAATAAGGCAGTTATCGAATAATCGGTAGCTGCTTTTATTTTATACATTTTGCAGCTATGCGGTAAATAGCAGAAGACACAGCAGGAGCGACCTGCGGTAACAAAAGCGTGTGTTTAACGGAGGTAATTATGACAAGAGAAGATGTATTAAAACTTTTCCCAGAAGCAACAGATGAACAGATTACAAATCTTCTTAATCAGAACAATTCAGAAGTTGCTACGGAGAAAAACAAGGCAAAGCAGTACAAGGCTAAGGCTGACACAGCAGACGACTTACAGAAACAGCTTGATGAAATACAGGCTGGCAATCTGACAGAGCTTGAAAAGGCAAATAAGGCATTAGACACAGCTAATCAGCAGATAGCAGAATTGCAGAAATCTAATGCTATCAGGGACCAGAGGGAAGCAGCTATGACTAATTTTAAGATTACTGCTGAACAGGCAAAGACAGTTGTTAAAGATGATGGAAGCCTTGATTACACCGAACTTGGCAAGATTATGTCCGAGAAAGAAACAGCTGCGGCACAGGCTAAGGAACAGGAGATTGCTAAACATCAGGATATTCCGGGCGGTGGCAGTAATAAAGGTGGTGCAGACAATAAGACAAATGCTGAAAAGATAGCAGAAAGCCTTATATCTAATGCACCTAAGAACAATGATGTTTTATCACATTACATTCAGTAATAACAGGAGGTAAGAAATGGCAAAGGAAATGAATATGCAGTATGAAAAGACTTCATACGCAGGAGATGTTCAGATTTTAAAGAGAGAGCCTAACGAAGCAATCCCATTAACACTTGATTTTGATGGTGTAACAACTACAAACGCACAGGGCAAGAAGATTGTCAAAGCAGGTACACCAATCGGAACAACCGGCAAGGCTGACAATACAGCCACAGTAGTAGGCATTTTAAGGTTTGATGTAACAGAGGACAGACCGCAGGGAGTACTGCTTAAGAAAGCATATCTTAACACAAAGGTAGCAGAAACACACTCAGGCGTTACATATGATGAAACAGTTAAGACAGCTCTTCCAATGATTGTATTTGAATAATAATAGGAGGTAAATAGATGTTAATTAATGAAGTATTAGACAGTAAGTCTATTGCATTATCAGCAACAGAAAACGCTAGTAATCAGATACCTCATCTTGGCTTACAGTGGTTTCCAGAAAGAAAGAAACAGGGGCTTGATTTAAGCTGGATTAAGACACATAAAGGACTTCCGGTTTCACTTGCACCATCTAACTTTGACACAATTCCAACACTTAGAGCTAGAGAGGGATTAAGCAAGGAAAAAACACAGATGGCATTTTTCCGCGAGGGAATGACAGTCGGTGAAGAGGAAATGCTTGAAATCGAGCGTATTCAGTCAGCAGACGACCCTTACCTTGCAAGTGCTTTATCAAGCGTATATGACGATACTAACAACCTTGTAAGCGGTGCAGAAGTTGTACCAGAAAGAATGAGAATGTCACTTCTTGCAACAAATGCAGGACATCCAGTAATTGCTATCGTGAGTGACGGCGTTCAGTATGCTTATGATTACGACAAAGACGGCTCATACGCAAAAGACCATTACGCAAAACTTTCTGGCACAAGTATGTGGAGTGATACAGCTAATTCAAAGCCACTTACAGACCTTAACAACGCAAGAAAGAAGTTACAGAAGCAGGGCAAGATTGCCAGATACGCACTTATGAACAGCAATACATTCCAGTATTTGCTTGATAATGCGCAGATAAGAAACTCAATCCTTGCACAGAACCTCACAGCAACTATCGAGGTCGATGATGATACTGTTATTTCAGTAGTACAGAAGAGAACAAAGCTTACTATCGTGCTTTACGATAAGATGTATATTGACGATGATGGCAAGGAGCAGTACTTCTACCCAGATAACAAGGTTACACTTCTTCCAGAAGGTAGTCTTGGTAATACTTGGTTCGGAACTACACCGGAAGAAAGAACAGCAAGACAGGTAGCTGATGTAGATGTAACAGTATACGGTACAGGTATTACAGTTGCTACAAAGACAGAGTACGGACCACCCCTGAAGATGTCAACATTTGCTTCCGAAGTTGTTCTTCCATCATATGAAAATATGGATAGCACATTCGTATATGAGGTTCATAGCGAAGAGTAGGGGGTGCAACTTATGATATATCCATATATAGTGATTCATAACGGAAAATGGTATAACGCAGGCGAAGAAGTTCCAGAAAATAACAATTCTGGGGCTTCTTTTGATTATAGCAAGACAACCATTAATCGCATGTCTACATCTGATTTGCAGGCTTTGGCCGCAGAACAAGGTATAAGCAACGCAGAAGAACTTACAGGAGCAGAGTTAAAGAAGTTGTTAATTGAGAAATTAGGATTATAGGAGCTGAAATTATGGAATACACCGCATTGGAGCAAGTCAAAATCAGACTTAAACAATTTCATATTGATACAGTCACGAATGATGATGAAACAACATCTGATGTGGTAGTGTTCGATAACAAAGAAGATAATCCGATAATCGAACAGCTTATTAAACAGGCTACAGAAGATGTAAAGGCAAGAAGAAATTACCCTGACAGCTACACAGACAAAATGATAACCGAGGACTTGAAGAAATTTGAGACCGTTATCGTTAATCTGGCTGTCTACGACCATTCACAAGCAGGTGAAGCATTTATGGCAAGCTACAATGAAAATGGTGTCAACAGAACTTGGAGAGACAGAGACGGTTTATTTGTCGGGGTATTCCCTTTTGCTAAGGTTTTATAGAAGATTGTGCGTTACCATGTTGCTGGTGTCGACAATATGGTAGCAGGCGGCACACATTAAGGGTGGTGGGCGGTGTGCCATTATTAATTATGAAAGGCGGTATATCAATGCCAATAGCAGTAATTATAAGCATTATTTCAGTTGCTTTTTCCGTCTTTTTCGGACTGTTTACGTTGGGATTTAATCTTAAGAACAACAAAAAGTCTGACAATGAAGAACTTACAGAGCGTGTAAAGGAAAATACACGCATAAATATGAAACTTGACACAATATCAGGCAACACAACAGAGATAAAAAATGAAGTTATAGAAATGAGAAAAGAACTTAATTCTCATGATAACAGGATTATTAAGGTTGAGGAAAGTGTAAAGTCGGCACACCACCGAATAGACGGATTGGAAGCACGACTTAATGAAGATAAGGAGGTATAGCAGAATGGATATAACATCGGTAACAACAGTTGTAGCAATCGTTGTAATTACATATCTGATAGGCTTAGGAGCCAAAGCAATCCCACACATTAAGGATAATTACATTCCTATAATCGTAGGCGTTGCAGGCGGTATCTTAGGCATTATAGGTATGTATGTAATACCTGACTTTCCGGCAAATGATATTCTTAATGCAATCGCAGTAGGAATTGTGTCCGGATTATCAAGCACAGGTGTTAATCAGATTTATAAGCAGGTAAAGAACAATGCTTGACATTAATAAGCAGGCTATGAAGTATTCACTTCAAGGACAGACAGTAACTATCTATGAAAGAGATGATGAGGGCAATATCCTTTATGAGGGTTATACCGACACAGAGGGTAACTTCATTCCTTATCTTGATGATGAGGGAAATAAGATACCCAAAGTTCTTGAAGAAAAAACGGGCTTTTCAGAGCCGGCTGATTTCAAAGCAAACATATCATTCAGCGGTGGAGAAGCACAGAGCAAGGAATACGGCTTTGATACGGCTGATTTTGATGCTATTTTGCTGACAGACAAAGGAATGTACCCTTTGAAAAAAGGAGACCTTATATGGCTTGATAGCAAGCCTACATACACAAATGATGGTCTTGTTGATGAAACATCAGCGGACTTTACCATTGTAGGCATTAAGCCAGCATTATATTCAACTAAGTATATGCTTAAAGCAGTTGTAAAGTAGGTGCATTATGGAAGACACAACGATTAATGTTTTGGGAACAGCATACGCTATCGAGTTAAGGCAACTTAACGATAAAGATATGGACGGCTTTTGCGACAATACAGCAAAGCTAATAGTAATCCGTTCTGATAACTATAATGAAGTGGGTAATTTTGTAGAATTGCAGAAGAAACAATTAAGACACGAAATAATACACGCCTTTCTATCTGAAAGCGGATTACAGTGTAATTGGCAACATATAGAACAATTTGGACACGATGAAACAACTATTGATTGGTTTGCAATTCAGTCACCTAAAATATTTAAAGTTTTTGTGGACTTAAAATTACTCTAAGGCGGTGTAATATGGCAAGACATACAATTAATATATCCCTATCAGAAAAGTCCGTAAATGAAGCTATCAGACAGCTACAACAGTATAAGCAGAGTTTGCAGTATAAATGTGAATTGCTTGTTGAACGACTAGCAGAATTAGGCGACAAAGCGGCAATTATGAGTGTTAATGAAAGTCCATTAGGTAGGACAGTAACATTGAGAGTTGACAGAAAGCCTATTCAAGATGGCTACCAAGCTATTTTAATTGCTACCGGTAAAATTGTTGAAGTAGAAGATAGAGAGCCATTTTACACACTGTTAGCGATTGAATTTGGTGCTGGTATTTATTACAACAGCGGCAACGAGAACCCAAAGGCTAATGATTTCGGCTTGGGTGTAGGAACATATCCGGGGCAGATACACGCATTTGAAGATGGCTGGTATTACTTAGGTAATGATAACCAATGGCACTATACACACGGCGTTAAAGCTACAATGCCTATGTACAACGCCACAATAGAGATTATTAATCAGTATAAGCAGATAGCAAGAGAGGTGTTTAGCTAATGGCAAATGCAAACGATTGGGCGACAGACCTTGAAAATACAGTCACAGCACTTGTCAAGGCTAAAACCCTAACGCAACTAAAGAAAACATATCCAAAGATAGTCATAACCAATGAGGGGGAAAACAGCGGTCAAGCAGTATTTCCAACAGTATACATTCATTTACTGCCAGCAGTAGAACAAGGACAAACGCTTGACGGACAAACGATTAATGCATTGTTAGCAACATTCCAAGTAGATGTTACCACTAACACAAGCAAGTCTGATTGTCGCAAGGTTATGGCAGTGATTACAGATACATTCAAGACAATGAGATTTCAAGGCAATGCAATGCCAGAGTTCTCAATCAGCAATAAAGTACATAAGAGTACCGCTAGATTCAGAAGAATGATAGCGGCAAATGACAGATTATTGTAACAAAGAGCAGAAATGCTCTTATTTTTTTGCAAATTTTTAGGAGGTAGACAAGGCAATGGCAAGTACAAGTTATAAAGCTAGGGTTATCTACAAGGAGCATAGCGAAGATGGTTTTGCAGGCTCATATAAGTTAATGGTTGCGGCTAAGTCAATTTCAGCACCAGTATCAGCACCTAACACAGTTGAAAGTACAACATTTGAAGATGATTCACAGACATTCTTAATGGGTATCAAAACATCTGATGCTAAGACTTACACAGGCAACCTTGAAAAGGCTTATTTACAGGACTTAATCAAGGCAGAGGGCAAGCAGTTAGATATTATTCAGTTATATGGCTCTGACGGATTAGGTGCGGTTGCTAAGTACGCATTTGTCGGACAGGTAACAGCAACACCTAATGATGTTTCTGGTACTGATTCAGTACTTGAAATGACAGTAACAGCAGTTCCTAACACTTCGCCTATTGAATGCACAGACAAGCTTCAAGTTGTTGAAGGCACTGGTGGCACATTCACAGTAACAAAGGTGGGGGAATGATAAGCCAATCGACTAAATCAAAGGCTGTGTCGATTGGTGGCACAAACGCCAAAACAGCCGACTACACATCATATCTTGATGATGTAACAGAATAACCAATTTAAAAGGTAGGTGCGGTGTAAAATCCGCACCTTTCCCTATATGGACGATAGGGTGGGAAAGGGTAAAAATTATGATGAATATTAATGCAAACGGAAAAGAATACAAAGTTGAGTTCTCTTTTGGTGCGGCAGAGTGCAAAGAGATAGTGCAGAAAATGTTTTCTGTCGTTAATGGTTCTTACTTACTTGCACAGACAGATAAAAGTGTTGCACAGGCTTCTTTTGACGGATTGGCAAATATGACAGCAGATGTGCCAGAGATTTGCATTTTAGCCATTTATGCAGGGTGCATTGACAATAACCCAGTAACTATGGATGAAGCAAAGGAACTCACTAGAGCATATATTACAGAGAAGAGAAAAACAGATAAGAGTTACGGATATAGAGCATTGTTTGAAGAAATTAAGAAAGCGATGGAAGATGATGGTTTTTTCGAGTTGAGCGGAATTACAGCGATGTTAGAGGAAATGGCGAACAATGTGAAAGAAGCAACGCAGGAGCAGAAGAAACTGACAGTAGTTCCACAGGACCACAAGAAAAAGCAGACTTCCACAAAATAATCTGGAAAGAATACTTTGTTTTAGCCAGTTCACTAGGCGTTAGTTATTCAGACTTCCTTAAAATGACACCTAAAAAATTATTACTATACGCAAAAGGCAAAAAGATTGATAGACAAAATCGCGATTCAGAAATGTATAACTGGTTTTTGGTTTACGCAATTCCGGCTATTTCTTGCGGAATAGGTGCAGCATTTAATAAAGATGTACACATTGAATATCCTAAACAAGCTATTTTATCAGAAAAAACAGAAGAAAGTGAAGAAGATACATATGATAAGGAGTTACAGCTGATGTTACTCAATGAGCAAAAATGGGCGGCACAGACTGAAAAGAAAGGACTACCGCCAACAATCCTATAAAAGGGGGCTAAGGCGTGGAATTAGATTCATTAGAAGTCAAAATTACCGGTACTGCCACTAAAGCTATCAATTCTGTTGATAAACTGATAAATCAGCTTACAAGGCTATCTACATCACTTGCGACTGTGAATGGCTCATCATTAAGCAACCTTGCAAACGGCGTTAGTCAGTTAGGTTCTGCTATGCAGAATATGAACGCAGGAACAGCAGATTTTACAAGACTTGCCAAGAATATTACAAAGATAGGGTCTGTTGATTCAGCCGCACTTGCTAACACAGCTACATCACTTCAAGCTGTCACAAAGGCAGTTGCGAGTATATCAGCTATTCCGCAAAATGCAACACAGGTCACAGAATTTGCAAAGTCACTTGGCAAATTAGGCAGTAAAAGTATAGAAAACGCCGTTGTAAACATTCCAAAGCTAGGCAATGCTTTAAATGGCTTAATGACAACGCTATCAAGAGCACCAACAGTAAGCCAGAATGTTATTCAAATGACTAACGCATTGGCTAATCTTGCTAGTCAAGGTAGCAAGGTGGGTACTTCTTCAAACTCACTTCAAAAGTCACTGTATGGCGTTTCTACAAGTGCTAGAACAGCAACTAAAAGCAGTTGGAGCTTTGCAAGTGCGATAGGTAAGTTTTATGCCACTTATTTTATGGTAATTCGTGGCAGTAAGAAACTTATAGAAGCCATTAAATCAACAACGGATTACATTGAAGCGTTCAACTATCAAGCGGTTGCATTTGGTAAGATTGGTTCAGAATGGGATAAAGACTATGAAAAGTACGGATATGATAACGCAACAGCATATGCAGAAAGTTTTCAAAACAGAGTAAATGATACTCTTGGAAAGTTATCTGGATTGAAAGTTAATGTTCAAGGTGGCTTGCTTGAAGAAAGTGGAGCAAAAAACTTAGGGCTTAATATACAAGAGATAACACAGTATGCTTCACAGTTAGCTTCTGTTACTAATTCGTTAGGGCAGACTGGTGAAGCGACAACGGCTATAACAAAGTCAATGACAATGCTTGCAGGCGATATAAGCTCGCTTTTTAATGTGGACTATAAAACGGTTGCACAGAACTTACAAAGTGGCTTAATCGGTCAATCAAGGGCATTATACAAGTATGGTATTGATATTACCAATGCTACATTAGCGACATATGCTTATAATTTAGGCATTTCTAAGTCTGTATCAGAAATGACACAGATGGAAAAACAGCAGTTAAGAGTATTGGCTATACTAGACCAATCAAAAGTATCGTGGGGCGATTTAGCTAATAGACGGAAGAACATACAGCTTCCAAGTGTTGCATAAGAATGGAAACATCTTATGACAATCGGGCAAAATCGGTGAAGGCTAAAGTTTTCAAAACGAACAATTTATGGTATAATATGAGTATGAATAAAACTTATATTATATATAAAGTAACTAATAAAATCAATGGTAAAATATACATCGGAAAGACTTATAATCTTGAAAAAAGAAAGAAACAGCACATTGGCGATATAAACAATGGCTTACCTTTTCACAATGCATTAAAGAAGTATGGTATTGATAACTTTGAATGGGAAATAGTTGATAAAGCAGATAGTGATTCTGAAATCAGAGAAAAAGAAATACAATGGATTAAGAAAAGCAATTCTTGTATATCGTTCCCAAACTCAAACGGATATAATATCACACTTGGCGGTGAGGGTGGAACATCTTGGAATTCAAAGCCAGTTCTTCAATATGACCTTAATGGGAATTATATTGACGAGTATATAAGCTCATCACACGCAAGTATTGTAACAGGTTTACAAAGACACGACATATCCAATTGCGCAAAAGGCATAGTAAGCCGTTCAGGTGAATATATGTGGCGTTATAAAGTTGGTGAAAATATCCCTAAAAAGATTGCTTCTTATTCAAAGAAAGCAAGTGCAAGGAAGCGTGCTGTAATGCAACTTGATAAAGAGGGGTTTGTCCTTAACATTTTTGATTCATTAACACAAGCAAGTCAAGAAACATCAACATCAAGAACAAGCATATCTTTTTGCCTAAGTGGTAAAAATGGAACGGCAAACAATTATGTATGGATATATGCTGATGAATATAATCCAAGCAAAGATTATAAGTATAATGGCATAAAAGAGGGAAAAGGTATTTACCAACTTGATGACGATAGAAAAATCGTGAACCACTTTAATAATTGCACAGAAGCGGCTAGATATATGAATGAACCCGACAAAGTGCATAAACAGATTCACAAGGCTATCAAGACAGGGAATAAATGCAGAGGGTTTTATTGGGTTAAAGTTGAAAACTATGCTAATACCGAGATAACTTAATAGATTACGAACAGGCTATTAAGTATTGTAACGAGTAGGAATTGAATAAATATAACATTCCCAAGAGTGTCCGACACTACTGTATATAGGACAGTATGAGGTGGAAGTGGCTACCACCAAACCAAACGTAAAAACGTGGGTGATAATGTACTCTGAACTTATAGGAAACTATAAGAAGTATAGGATAAAGAGCCTATACGATAACAAATTTGACAATAAATTCTCCAAGTAACATGTTACGCCAGTTCAGCAACAATATGAAAGAAGTCGGAATGATAGCAGGACAGCTGTTTATCCCAATTCTTTCAAAGGTTATGCCGGTTGTAAATGGCGTTACTATTGCAATCAAGCGACTTCTAGTAAACCTTGCAAGCCTTATGGGCGTTAAGATTGACTTTGAGAGCTTCGGACAAAGCGGTTACAAAGATACTTCTGACGGACTGGAAGATATTTCGGACGGATACCAAGGTGTAGCGGATTCAGCAAAGAAAGCTACTCTATCCCTTATGGGATTTGATGAAATCAACAAATTACAAGACGATACAAGTTCAAGCAAGGGTTCAAGCGGTGGTGGCGGTAGCAGTATTGACTTAACAGACGATATTACTAAGGCAGCGGCAGAATATGAAGCGGCTTGGAATAAAGCATTTGCCAATATGGAAAATTCGGCTATTGCGTGGGCTGATAGGATTGATAAGGCACTTGAACCTGTTAAACAGATTTTTAAAGATTTTGCGGTTGGTGATTTCTTTAAGGCAGGGCAAGATACATCTAACCTTGTGGCAGGAATTTTCGATTGGTTTGCAAAGGCTATAGATGATGTTCCTTGGTTTAAAATCGGTCAGAAAATGGGAGATTTCCTTGCAGGCATTAATTGGACTAAGGTATTTAAATCGGCGGCTAAAGTGCTTGTGCAAGGCTTAAAAGCGGCTATTGAGTTGTACTTGGGTATGCTGTCTAAAGCACCTATAGAAACACTTCTTATATCGCTTGTGGCAGTTCCTAAAGTGCTTAAGGCGATAGGTGGTACAAATGTAATAAAAAGCATAACTAAAACGTACAATAAGCTTAATTCTCTAAGCAAAGCAACAGAAGATGTAGTGTTAGCGACAAAGTTATCCAAAATGGGATATGATGAAACAGCGGCTACACTTCTTTCTTTCCACCCTAAACTTACAAAGGTTACAACAAGTTTTAAGGACTTTGGAAGCGTAATTAAGGATAAGGGATTATTCACAGCTTTAAATGGCGGAATAACTGCTGTCAGAGATAATATGACACTATTCCAAAAAGCATTACTTGGCGGAGTATCAGCTTTTGGAGAATTTAAGCTTATCGAGAGCGGTTTTACTGATATAGCTAGAGGAAGTGACAACCTTGTAGCTTCAATAGCTAAGATAGCGGGCGGTGCGGCTATCGGTGCGGCAGGATTATACACAGCTTTCGGACCGGCAGGATTGGCTATGGCGGCAGTTGTGGGAATTACAGGTGCAATCAAAGGCTTTATTAAAGTCCAAGAAGAAATACCAGATTACTTGTCTGGATATGAGAGCGTAAGAAAAGAAGTTAGCAAGACTACAAGCGAAATAGAAAAGTCTGTAGCTTCAATAGAGGAAACGTGGAAAAACAATTCCTCTGTTGATGAAATAGAAGCATTAAAGACAAAATATTTTGAATTAGCAGACCAAACTAACCTAACAACAGAACAGCAAGAATTACTTAAGGATATAGCAGGTAAACTTGTTGATAAAGTACCAGAATTATCGAAAGCCATAGATACTAACACAGGATATTATTCTGGAAATAGGCAAGAAATAGAAAAGCTTATAGAAGACAAAGAAAAAGAATACAGACTAGAAGCTTTAAGAGAAGAATACATTGAATTAGCAAAAGAGGAATACAAAGCTAAGAAGAACTTAAGAGAAATGGAAGATGTACTTGCGGACAGCAAAGATAGACTTAACGAAAAGCAACAAGAATACAATGAACTCACTTACAATGGTGCATTATCTGTGTTAGAAATGACACCGCAAGAGGCAGATGCGGTTGCAGGACTGCAAGTAGAAATAAGGCAACTTAACGGCGAAGTAAAAAAGAACCAGACGGAAGTTGATAACGCTAGAAACGTAGCAGATAGAGCAACAAATGATATGCGTTATTGCTATGAAGCATTGGGAGATACTGCACAAGAAGTTGCAGAAAAGACACGGCAAGAAGTTAGCAACACGGCTAACACAGCTAAGTCAGAATTTGAAACAGCTAAAAATGAGATTAACAGCAAGATAAATGCGATAGGCACGAACACAGAAAATGTATTCTCACGTATGGGAAGTGTTGGTGCTAATGCAGGTTCATCATTAACAAACAATTTTGCTAATAATATTGATGATATACCATATAGAGCTAGAAGCGCATTTAACGCTATTATAGATAGAGTTAATGCAGGTGATATAGGCTATGATACTGGTACAGAACTTATGAACTCATTGGCAGATACCATTGATAATAATTCTTGGCGAATTCGCAGAGCTTTAAGTAACTCATTTGAAAGCAATTTTAGCGGTGAAATACTTGATAGTGAGGGAAATGTATCAAGAAGTGCATTTCAGATAAGAATACCTAGAGCATATGCAACAGGTGGTTTCCCAGAAGACGGACTTTTCTTTGCTAACCATAATGAGCTTGTCGGAAAATTCTCTAACGGAAAGACAGCAGTTGCAAATAATAAACAGATTACAGACGGTTTTAAGCAAGCTTTTATAGAGGGAATGGCAACGGTATTTGCCAATGCAAACTTCGGACAACAGGGCGGTGATATTGTAGTGCAGATTGACGGACAGGAAGTGTTCAGAACAACACAGAGATATGCCAATCAGTATACAGCTATGACAGGACAGCCAGCGTTTAACATTTAATTGAATAATCTAATCCATTGTGATACACTTTAAGCACTATAAAAGCAAAGGGGTGTATTGCAATGGATAAAAAAGATAACAAAAAGAAGCTACAGGAGATAGCGATTGCAGTATTGGCAGGAATAGTATTTGTTACAGCATTATTTATTATTAATAATATAGCTGAAAGCGATAATAAAACAATAGCAAATACACAGCCTACAACTACAACACAAAAAGCTACTGAAAAAACCACAGCGGCTACAATACAAAAGACAACACAAGATACATATGATAAACTGACAAAATATAAGGCAGGCACTTACAAAGTAGGTAAAGATATTCCAAATGGCGATTACTATTTACAGCCGTTAACAAGCAAAGGTTCGGCTTATTTTGGCGTATATGCAGACAGTAATAAAACCAAAATAAAGTTTAATGAAAATTTCAAAGGCAATATGTTGATAAGCGTAGAAGACGGAGAATATCTTGAACTAAACAAATGCAATGCGATACCTCTTTTGGAATTTAGACAGTATTATACAACCAAAACTACTCTTGATAATTGTATGTTAGAGGTTGGAGTTGACATAGAACCAGGAGAATATAAACTGATAGCTACATCATCAAAAGGATATTATTGTATCTATGATGATTTAAGGCAAAGTCACATTGTAAGCAATGACAACTTTGACAATCAGACGTATTGCACAGTTGGAAAAGGTCAATTTTTAATACTTAATAATTGCAAAATAGAAAAATAAAAGTAAAGGGGTAACACATTATGAAAAAGAAAAAGAAATTCTATATCGGTTTAGCAATAGCCTTTATTTTAGTGATGATATTGGCTTATGGTAATAGAAGCACCGATACAACACAGACAAACAGTAATCATACTGCAACAGAGAAAAACAACGACACCGCCACGTATGACAACACGGAATTTAAGTACATTAGACACGAAGTTATTAATAATGATGACAAAGATGTACTTGTTGTGTATTTTGATTTTACTAATAATTCTAAGGATAACACAAGAGCCGCATACAATTATGACATAAATTGCTTCCAGAATGGTGTAGAACTTGATTTCCCATTACTCAAAGTTGTAAGTGAGGAAGATAATATTATGAAAGAAATACAGCCTAATACAACTATTACAATCGCAGAAGCGTTCGTGTTAAGCGATAAAAGTAATGTTGATTTGGAAGTAGAAGCCCATTCGTCATTTATTGATAAAAAACTTATTAAAAAGACATTAACACTTGAATAAATTATTTAATGGAGCGTATCTTTCGGTGCGTTCCATTTTTTATTGAAAAAGTGCTTGACTTTTTTGTGCGTACGGTTTATATTAAATGTGCGGACAGAAAAGAGGTGAGTATATGTCCAATAAAAAAGGTAGACCTAAACTCGACAATCCTAAAAATGAAAGAATATATATTCGTGTCACCAAAGAGGAAAAGGAAGAAATAATGAATTTTTCTGATAAAAGCGGATATACAATACTTGATTTGATTAAAAAAGGCATTGAAAAAGTAAAAGGGCAAAAAAAATAAAGTGTTGCACCGCTACCAACGAACACAACACTTTAAAACCACCAATCCGAAAGGAATTGATAAATACAATTATATCAGTTTCTTTCGGAAAATTCAAGATTATTTTCGGAGGAAAAACAAATGAGAGAATATATTGTAGAATCCATTATCAATAATTTAGAACATATCAACTTGCATTTCTTAAAATGCGTGTTAGCTTACACAAATGTATTAGCAGGGAATAAGAGAGGGGAAAATCGGTAATGGAAGAAAACAGAGAAAAGCTCCACGAGATGATTGACAGCATAACAGACGATGGCAAAATTGAATACTTTTTAGCCTTTATAAGTTGTTTCATAGAAAAGTGGGGCAAATAAATATTATTGCGTGAGGCATTGTGGGCATATACTCCCACTACGCAATAGATTCTGTTTAGAGCAAATGATAAATTTTTGTAGGAGGCAAAATAATGAGTTATAATAATCCAACTACAAAAGATGACACTCACAACGAGATTAAGGCACCAATGAACACTAAGAATATTTGCGGCGTAGACTGCTATGAGCAGAATGGCGTTGCGTACTTAAGATTGGAAAATGTTGCTAGAGGATTAGGATTTACAGAAATTGCTAAAAGTGGAAACGAGTGCATAAGGTGGAGAACAGTTAGAAAATTCCTTTCTGAATTAAGTGCGTCCACTTATGGAAATGGGGAAACAGGCATCGCAACTTGTTGCGATGATGAAAAATTACCTGAATTTATCCCAGAAAACATCTTCTACCGCCTGGCAATGAAAGCCAAAAATGAAACAGCAGAGAAATTTCAAGCATTAGTGGCTGATGAGATTATTCCGTCAATTCGTAAGAATGGAATATATGCTACTGACAATGTTATTGATGAAATACTGAATAATCCAGACTTTGGAATAGAATTATTAACAAAGTTAAAAAAAGAAAGGCAAGCAAGAGTTGAAGCAGAAAGAAAGAACGCTATCTTAACACACGTCAATAAAACATATACAATGACGGAGATTGCTAAAGAGCTGAACTTAAAATCTGCTATTCAACTTAACAAGTTGCTTGCTGATAGAAAAATTCAGTACAATGTCAATGGAACTTGGGTTCTTTACTCACCATACAGCAGTATGGGATATGAGGAAATTAAACAAGAAATTCTTGACAGCGGTAAAGTAATCTATCATAGACGAATTACCCAACTTGGAAGAGAATTTATACTGCAATTATTCAACAATGTTGCATAAGTTCTCTTGTGGGATATAATAGCTCAAACAGAAAGAAAATTCAATAGCTGTAAGAAATTTACAGCTATATTTTATTAATCGGCTCAATTTTTAGCCGACTGTCTAAAACTGGACACTTAACAGAGAACTCAATTTTGAGTTTTTTAAATGACGATTAATGGAACGAATTACTGACTGCACGAAATGGTGCAGTCGATTATGTTTGATAAACTAAGGAGATACAAGAATGGCAAAAGAGGTGTACAAAGAAGAAATAAAGGAACTTATAGATAAATGTGATAACATACATTGGCTGAAAGTTATATATGCTTATGTGGGGAGATTGTTGAAGTAAGTTTCAATCAGCACAATTTCGTGCCAATTAACTGAATAGGGGAAGGGAAATATCTTTCCTCTGAAAAGTAGCGCCGAAATCTTGGCTCTACTAGAATAAAAAAATCAGAACAAGTTGGGTAGACCTGTTCTGATTAGCACGTATGAGTGAATGCAAATTAACTCATACCAATAATAACAAATAAATAGCAAAATGACAAGGACATTTCACTTAATTGTGAGGTGTCCTTTTTGTGTGCTTAGAAAGTGAGGTTTTACTATGAATTTTATTCAATATGTAAAGCAAGTGTGGAAAGCTGGCACTAGCGGCGGTACTCCATTAAGTCCAGATAGACTTAATCATATGGAAGATGGCATTAAGAATAATAATAATATGATAAGTGAACTAAATAACAACAATATAACTAATAATATTTGCACTAATTTATTAAACCCAACACTTGAAACTTCCTCTAAGAATGGTATTACTTGCACTAACAATGGGGATGGTACGTACACGTTCATTGGTACTGCAACAGCAGAAACAGAATTTACATTTAGCACTATAAAGTTAAAGTATGGAAAATACAAACTGCTCGATGCACTCGGATACCAACGAACATCTAACAATGCATGGGTTAAAACTCTACGCGATGGCGATATTTTTGAAGTTGATGCAGATAAACCAATATTACAAATACATATGCATTTTGCACAAGGTGCTACAGCAAATAATCTTAATAAAAAACCAATGATAACTACAAATCTTAACGCAACGCATGATGATTTCGTTCCTTATACAGGCGATACAGGACGGCTTAATGCAGATGTTGCTTTGTTAAAAAGCAATATAGGTCAAGTTGAACTTAATAGCCCTTATGGCCTAACTACAGCAAAAACATTAAATATAGACACAATCAATAATGACAAAGGCTATATATTACGATGTCAAATAAATACTTTGCAAGGAACATTACCAACATCTGCCTCATTAATAGGTGGTAATTCATTTTTGTTAATTGGTTTTTCTAATATAGTTAATCAAAAACCTCGTTATGGTATACAGATTGCTTTTGGTTTCGGTTCAAATAAAATTGCAATAAGAAATGCACCTTATGTTGAAGGAGGGGGTAATTGGACAAATTGGAGGGCAATTTAATTGTAGCTATTAATTATGGTTGTACTGAGTTTTCTCCAAGTGCTATTAATGTTGTTTAATTAACTTAATGAATAAAAATTCAAAATAAGTATTGAAATAAAATGTTAGCAGTAGGGGCAACTTAAAAATATAAATATATAAAACTAAGGGAACGTATCAGAAAAGGTACGCTCCCTTTTTTGTTACCTATTTTTTAGGCAGAAAGGGGCGATTGAATGATAAGTGCTGTAATTATCGAGGGAGTGACATTCCCAGTAGCATATAACGGCTACACGTACAGCAGAAACAAGATATGGTCTAAGAATACAGGAAGAAATGATTATGGTGAAATGGTAGGAACAACCATAGCTATTAAAGACAAAGTAGAGCTTCAATTACCGCCATTAACAGGTGAGCAGGCAAAAGTACTTGATGATGTAGTGAGCGACATAAATAACCCATTCCCAACAGCACAAGTCCTATTCTTAGGTGGCACACAAAAGGAAATGACAATATACACAGGAGATGTGACATATCCGTATCTTACAAGGGCAAAAAATGAGGACGGACTAATAGTCGGAGCTAAATTAAGTTTAATTCAGAAATAAAGGAGATTAACTATGAAAATGACAGGAAATGAAGTTTTAGCACATTATGAAGCACTTGCAAGTGTAGCACAACTTAAAATGGGTGGTAAGTTAGCAGTTGCCATTATGTCTAACATTAAGGCATTAGAACCGCACTTTAAAGCAGTTATAGAAACGATAGAAAAGATACGCAAAGAAAATAAGGGCGACAGCGATAAGATAAAATCAGAACTTGAAGAATTAGGAGAACAGGAGATAGAGGTATCTGAATATACAAAAGTTGATACAAGTGTATTTGATAGTTGCGAAGCTATTGAGCCAGCTAAGATTATCGCACTTAGCTTTATGATTAACGATTAATCATCAGAAAGGAGCAACCTAATGAAAAATATTAATTGGGGTGCGGATTTCAACTTACTGTATGCAAGATATTACAGCAAATATTTAGTTGACGGAAAAGAATACAATCAGACACTTAATGAGTTTAAGTACAGCAATATAATTAATCCGAATAATAGCATTTCCATAGGTAACACTTGCAGTAGTAGTGTTACCTTTTCTATTTTTCAGCCACAAATTACACTTGAAAATAAGGATATAACTATTTTTGAGGGTGTTAAGGGTGATAGCGGAATTGAGTATGTACAGATAGGCATATTTACTGTAACCAAAGAAGAAAGCAATGGCGAATACACTAAGTACACAGCTTATGACAAGATGTACAAAGCTGAAAAAGGTTATTTTTCTGAATTAACTTATCCTAGTACGGACAAGGCTATTTTAGAGGAAATCTGTACAAAGCTAGGCATACAGTTAGCAACTAGCATAACAAACACACATACAATTACAGATAAACCGCAAGGTTATACAATGCGTGAAATGATTGGCTATATGGCTACGTTACAAGGTGGTAATGCGGCTATCAATTCTGACGGAAACCTTGAAATAAAGTGGTACAAGGATAGTGGCTACGTGCTTGACGGACACCAATACTATCAGCAAGGCGTTACTTTTACTACTAGCAAGGATTTTACAATTAAAAAGCTGACTTGTAATAATACAAAGTCTGGTGACAGCAAAACAAGTGAAATAACCGCCGGCGACGGAACGACAGGACTTAGTTTTGCTAATCCATTTATGACACAAGAAATTCTTAATGAAGTCTATAACAAGATAGGCGGCTTTCAGTTCAGACCGCTTACAGTTAAGTTTTTAGGCGATTGGCGATTAGAGGTAGGCGACATTATAACTGTCAACAAAGGTGGCGTTGATTATAAAGTGCCTATAATGCAGATTGAGCACGAATGTGACGGCGGTTTAATGGATACAGTTACATCTATCGGACAATCTGACACAGAAAACAGCAATATTGCTAGCGGACCGATAACCAAGCAAATGGAACGATACTACGCCGATTTGGTCTTAATCAACAAGGCAGTTATTAAAAATGCTAATATAACTAATGCTAATGTTGAGAATTTAAAGGCACATCAAGCGTATATCGACCAATTAAAAACTAACAAGATTGAAGCTGTCACAGCGGAAATTGTTAATTTGACAGCAAGTAAAGCTACAATTAATGAAGCTAATATTGCTAAGTTACAAGCGGATTATGCACATGTAGGTGTGTTAAACGCAGATGTAGCAGACATTAAGACCTTAATGTTTGGTTCGGCGACAGGCAAGAGCTTAACAACAGAATTTGCTAATGCGGTTGTAAGCGTTATCGGCAATGCACAGATTAAGGATGCTATGATTGACAGCATAGCCGCGAGCAAGATTACAGCACTTGACCTTAATACTACTAAATTTAAGGTTCATAGTGAAAATGGAATGTCTTATTGGCAAGACAATACAATTATCATCAAAGATACTGACAGAATAAGAGTTCAAATAGGTAAAGACGCTAATTCAGACTACAATATGTACGTTTGGGATAAAGCTGGCAATCTTATGTTTGATGCCTTAGGACTTACAGAAAAAGGCGTTACAAGAAAAGTTGTTCGTGATGATGTTGTTCAAGATAATGCTAATATCAATGCAAGCAAGTTAGATATTGAAACGCTATTCAATGTTATCAATAACGATAACACACATACACTTAAGAGCAATAAAATTTATCTGGACAACGAGGGACAGACACTTAATGTTATTATGCAAGCTATCAAGACTGGCGCTGACAAGGATTACACGCAATGGGGCGGTATGATGAAAGTTGCTAGTGATTTTATCACTAACAAACTGTGGTGGACTAGCAATGTTGATACTGAAAGCATTCAGACTAAGTTTTCTACTGTTAATCAGAAGTTAGATAGCTACGAAATTACGTTATCTGACTTATACCAGCAAACGAATGATAATTTTATGGTGTATACAGTAACAGCAACACCTACAAAAGATAATTATCCAGCCGTTGACTGGTTTATACCTATTTATCCATCAGACGATTTATTTCCAGATGATAATCTTACTTGGACTTACAGCAATGATGAATATGCTAAACATCACGGAGCAATAGCATACAACGAAACAGCTCAAAAAACTTGGCGTTGGGTTAAAGATGATAAAGGAAATTGGAGCTGGAAAGAGGTATCTAACACACAATTAGCTTATATGCTTAATCAGAACGCTAGCCTTAAGATTAATCTTGATAGCATATCAACAGAATTAACGCAGACAAAGAAAAATCTGACAGATAATTATAGTACAACAACTACTATGATTAACAAGATTACACAAGAGATTAATGATAATGGCTCAAGTATTAGTTTGGCACTTAGTGGAACTTACGCTAAGTCGAGCGATTTAAAAAGTTATGCAACCAAAACAAGTCTTGATTTATACATCAAAAAAGACCCTAAAACAGGCGAACTTAAGAGTGCTATAGAAGCTATTGCAGATACAATAAATATTACTGCAAGGGGTGGTCTTAACTTAAGCGGTAATAGATTTACATTAAGTAGTACAAATACCAGCATTACCGCTGACGGAACAATAACAAGTAATAATATAATTGCAAATTATGGGAAGATTGCGCAGTGGAATATAGCTAATAATTCTATTAATTCTACTACGCCAGATAGCAAGTATTGGGCAGGAATGACAACTCCATCAAAAGGAACGGATTGGGTATTCGCTACATTAACAAATGAAGGAAGTTCAATATCAGAAAACTGGAAAGAAAAATGGTATGTACGAGCTGACGGATTAATGTATGCAAGCAACGCTATTATATCTGGAACTGGATATTTAACAAGCGGAAAAATTGGAGATTGGAACATCGAGGGATATTTGCAAGCGGACACTTTGGCAAATGATGGATACTTAAGACGTGTATGGATATCACCTTATCAGCAAAATTCCGGCGATAGTACTTGGATATATTCTATTCAAAAAGGAATTCAAGCAGGGAATAATCCGCAAAAACTCTCTCCTCTGTGGACTGTTTACGGCAATGGCAATATGCTAACTCAAGATTTGAGTGTTTATGGTAATCTATTTGCAATTAAAGGTCTTAATGTAGGCGGTGATGGTAATCCTCAAATTGCAAACTTTTATTGCAACAATCCTAATTCGGATACGCAAGTTGCAACAAATGTTAGAATTTATAATAATGATACTTCTAAAAATTTTTACTCACAGACAGAAGTTTCTTTAATGGGTTCTATGATTGCTAAGTATTCAATTACTGCAATGGGCGGTTTTATTGGTACAATAGCTTCGGACTCCGACAGAAATGTAAAAAAAGATATTAAGGCATTAGAAATAGAACGGACTGCTGACTTTATATATAGCTTAATTCCAAGCGAATTTAGGATGAAAGATGGTACTTCCAACCGATTGCACCACGGCTTTATTGCACAAGAAGTTAAAGAAAAAATGGGCGATAGCGATTGGGGGTTATTTATAGATAAAAAAGTTAATGACGATAACTACGAGATACAAGTTTCGGATGAAGACGGAAACACAACTAAAGAATTAACAGCAAGATATGCATTACGTTATGATGAATTAATAGCGGATTTGGTTGCAACTGTACAATCACAGAATATGCGAATTAAAAAATTGGAAAAGCAATTAAGTAATTAAGGACATCTTCGGGTGTCCTTTTTTAATACAAATTAGGAGGTAAAACACAATGTTAGACATCAACTCATCAATTCAGAAGAACGGAACATTATCTGTTCAAAATTCAGACGGAACACTTAAGCAGGTGGCTTATCTGTCAGCCACAATAAGCGAAAGTGGCACAGTTAGTATGTCAGCTAGCTTTAATGATTTTGCGGCATACTTAGCAAATGATACAGCACTAGACAGCGAACTTAAGAGCTTCCTTAATGGTGTTAAAAACACTTACAAGGCAACATACAGTACAGAAGATAACACAGTTAGTTCAGATGTAACAGGAACAGTAGAAAGCGAGGTATTTTAGTATGATTAAGTGTGGAGATTTTTCAGCGTGGAATGGTGTAGTTGACTGGAACAGAGTTAAGGCGGCGGGACTTACTCACGCTATCCTTAAGGTTATCAGACGTGATTTTGACCCAGATAAGCAGTTTGAAAACAACTGGAAAGGCTGTCAGTTAGCAGGTGTACATATCTGCGGTGTATATAACTATGTATACACACCGACAATAGAAGAAGCTATTGCGGCGGCTAACAGAGTACTTGAAGTGCTTGACGGACGTAAGGTAACTGTCTGGATGGACGTTGAAGATGAATGTATGCAGAACTTAGGTTCAGAGCTTATCGACATTATAAAGGCATATAAAGAGGTTATTGAGGGTGCAGGATATAACTTTGGCGTATATACTGGCTTATCATTCTATGGTAGCTACATCAAGCCTTATACAAACCCTAGCGACTTAGATTGTCCGTTCTGGATTGCACGTTACTACTTAGGTTATGATGAAATGCAGTTAAATGATGATGTTAATGCGGATAAGACACCCAGTATCGACCATTATCTTGCGGGGTGGCAGTATACTTCTAGCGCAAGAATTGACGGTGTAGACGGAGTTTGCGACTTATCAGAATTTTATGGCTTTCATAATGATGAAGATAATACAGAAGATAACAGCGAAGAAGACAATGCAGAGGATAACACAGATGAACACGTATATGCTACATATGCCGCTTATACAGATAGGTGGTGGGGCGAAGTAGAGGATAGAGAAGATTGGGCTGGTGCAGGCGACAATAAAGCTATCACAGCACTTATTGTTAAGGTCAGCAGAGGTTCAGTTAAGTACAGAGTTCACTTAAAGGGCGGTGATTGGCTTCCTTATGTTACAGATTTCAATTATAATGATTTCAACAACGGCTTTGCAGGCGACCAGAAAACACCGATAGATGCCGTAGAAATCATCTACTACACACCAGAGGGTGAGCCTTGGAAGTATGCTAAGTACATGGTATCTGTATTTAACAACCGCAACTTCTATCCAGAGCAGATAGATGATGAAACATCAAATGGAATGGACGGATATGCAGGCGTTATGGGCAATGCGATTGATAAGTTCCAGTTAGTTGTCGAATAAGGTCAAAACAACACGACCGAAAGTATTTGAAATATACTAAAGATAAATGTATAATGAACTTGTCTTTGAATAAGACTTCAAGTTCTGACTTGGGCGGCGGTGTTTTTGGCGTTGCATTAGCCGCCCTCATTGACAAAAACGAACATTAGTTCTATAATAATGCTATCGCTATCGGAGTGCGGTTAGGGGGTACATAATGGAGAATGAAGAATACAGGCAGAAGATAATTGAATTAATCAATAATTGCAATAATAATCATTGGCTGAAAACAATATACAGCTACGTTAAAACGCTTTTAAAGTAAAAGAAAAAGACCGAGATTTTTTCTCGGTCTTTGCTTATTTTCGGCTTAATAATTTCACTACTTCTCATTTATCAAGTCAATCAGTTTTTCCAAACTTTCCCAATCTTCTTCATTCAGCTTAGACAACGCAGATACTAGCCTGTGCTTAAAAGTATCTTCGCCGCCTGTCTGAATATCAGCTAACATTTCAGAAATCTGTTCATCTTTAGATTTTTCTATAAACATTTCTCCCTTGCCAGTTCGCAGCCATTCTTCATTAACGGAAAATTCACTACACATCAGCTTTATTGTCTGTTCCGACGGATAATTTTCTCCACTTTCCATTTTACAAACAGCAGAACGGGATATAGATAGTTTTTGAGCAAAATCAGTTTGACTTATGTTTAGGCTATTTCTGATTCTTTTAATTCTCTCATTCATAAGTAGTTCCTCCTTTCTTGAAAAGTATAATAACATAAAATGTACATTAAGTCAACAAAAAGTGTTGACATTGTATATTAGATGTGCTAGTATGTGTACATCAGATGAACAGAAAGGAGATGAAGAGGTGAATACAAACGACATTCACGAAACTTGTGAAGAGATAATGGAAAATTGCAAAAAGGCAAACACCATGTCGAACATAGCGATTGCCTGTGCGATTCTTTCAATATTAATTAATGTCCTAACTGGGATAGATAAGATAGAAAACTTTGTACAGCATTTATTATCTTATCTGCATTAATAATAACAGAAAGAATTAAAGATAATACCGAAACTATCGTAGATATGTTTGCCCGTACCGCAGAAGTAGCAGATGTTTTACTAGCTTTTTGAGATTCTTTAACAGCTAGTTCAACTTGAGCTTTAGAACTTTCTGCAATCTCTTTAGCGGAATCGGCTTGGGATTTAGCGGATTGAGCCATATCGTGAAGTTCCTTGCTTGTCTTTTCGAGATAAGCAGACTGACTTTCTAAAAGCTCAATCGGAGATTTACCTTTTTCATATGTAGGTATTTCGATATTAGGTTTTGGCGGTTGTGGAAATAAGTTGTCCATATTTGGATATACAGGTTCGTATCGCATAATAATCTCCTTAGTTTTTTTAAGGAATTATATCACAGAAAGGAAGTGAATTAAATGAGTGAAAAGGAAAAAGAAGTAGTTGAGAAGTTAAAAGAAGCAATTCCTAAGATGTCAGATTTTGACAAGGGTTATATTCTTGGCAAAGTTGAGAACATGGCAGAAAAAAGTGATAAAAAATGTGGCAACGACAGAAAGGAGTAAACATGAACGATTTACAAATTTTCAACAATGAAGAGTTCGGAGAAGTCAGAACAGCAGTAATAAATGATGAACCTATGTTTTGCTTGGCTGATATATGCAGAGTGCTAGAAATCAAAAATGTTTCTGATTGTAAAAGCAGATTAAGACAAAAGGGTATAGTTACTACCGATACCCTTACAAATGGTGGCAAACAGAAGATGATTTTTATTGACGAAAGTAATCTTTACAAGACAATCTTTCAGAGCCGCAAAGAAAGTGCGGAAAGATTTACTGACTGGGTAACATCAGAAGTCCTTCCGTCAATCAGAAAGACAGGCAGTTATCAGAAACAGCTATCTCCACAGGAAATGATGAGAATACAGCTAGGTATGTTAGATGATGTGTCAGACAGAGTATCTAAGCTAGAAAATACAATGAACATTGATTACGGACAGCAGAAAGTACTTAATGACTTAGTGTCGGCAAGAGTGATAAAAATTTTAGGCGGTAAAGACAGTAATGCTTACAAGGAAATAAGCAAAAAAGTATTTGCGGAGATTAATCACGATTACAAGGACTATTTCAATGTCAACTCAAGAGCCAACACACCAAGGCTTAAGAATGAGCAGGCAGTTGAGTATGTTAAAAATTGGATGCCAAGCACTAACACAATGATGTTAATAAAAGATTGCAATGCACAGATGAATTTCGAGGACTGATGATTAAGCGGAGGATTGTTATGAGAAAGGAGTAGTAATTGATATTTATTATTAGTGAAAAAGGCGGTAACGAAACGCTGAACGAAGTAGAGCGATTAGAGGTGATTGCTCACATTAGTAGAAGAACTAGCAAAGTGTTAGGCAATTACAGATATTGCGAACACATAAGAAAAATTGTTATAGCTGATATTTTAGGGCAGTTAAGACACGAATTCGGGTGTGACTTAAACAAAGTCAGAAAGAAGTATATAGCAGATATTCACGAATTTATTGATTGCTACGAACTGCCAATAGTTATTAAAGAGGAGTATGAGCTATGATACAGGGATTTATGCTAGGAACGATATTCGGGATGTTTTTAGAACTGGCTTGTATCGTTCTGACAATAGCAAGGGCAAAGAGAAAAGAAAGGACTGAACAGTATGAAACAGGTAAACGAGAAAGTGATAACAGTACAGGATTGCATTGATATGTACGAGAAGAAAGATATGGTAACAGTTATAGACGGCGGCAAAGTTGTTGGATTTGTAGAAAAGAGAGAGGAGAACTAAAGATGAAAGAGAGAAATAACAATATTACAGTTTTTGGGCTAGTTGCAGAAGAGCCAGCTTTTAATCATGAAGTTTTCGGAGAAAAATTCTTTAAGATGATGGTTTCAGTTAATAGAGTTAGTGGAACAGTAGATACACTTCCTGTTCTTATATCTGAAAGAATTGCAGATCTGAAAGAATTAAAAGCAGGTGCTTGTGTAACGATTACAGGAAGAATAAGAAGCTACAATGAGCATATAGGTGAAAAAAGTAAGTTGATATTAGCAATCTTTACTGAAAATATAGAGATATATGAAAACGAGGCAGAACCACCTTTTGATAATGATGTAGTTCTTAGAGGCTTTATCTGTAAAGAACCTAATTACAGAGTAACACCACTTGGAAGAGAAATAACAGATGTTCTCATAGCTGTTAACAGAGCATATGGCAAGTCAGACTATATACCTTGCATAGTTTGGGGCAGAACAGCTAAGTTTGTCGGTCACTTGCCAGTAGGAACACATATAGAAATGACAGGTAGGTTTCAGTCAAGACCTTATACAAAGAAGATAAGTGAAGACAAAATCGAAAACAAAGTAGCTTATGAGGTATCAGTAGGCAGAGTTGAGATTGTAGAGGAAAAGGAGAATGCTGATGAATAGTGATATTACAGTTTCGGAATTAGCTGCTATGGCAGCAGATAATGAAAAGCGTTGTCAAGTATGGCATCCAGTTCAAGGTGTTATATTTGATGGCACGTTTGATGAACTTGACAGACGGCATTATCTGGCAGATAAGACAGTTGATAACTTCTCAATAGAAGATGATGTATTCATTATGAATATATAAATAAAGAAAGGATATGTTTATGGAAAGAGCGATTTTAAAAAAGGTAGTTCTTGAAAACTTTATGTGCTACGCACACGCAGAGTTTGATTTTTATGCCATTACAAAGATTATGACTAAGAATGGCAAGGGCAAGTCAACTATTGCCACAGCTTATCTGTGGTGCTTGTTTAACTGTGATTATGAATTAAAGGATAATCCGGTTGTCAGACGAGAGGTTGACGGAAAGTCCGTTGATGATATGGATACAAGTGTTGAACTTACACTTGATGTTGACGGAAAAGAAATAACTATGAAGAAAGTGCAGAAGCGTACTTACAGCAAAGATGGCAGCAGTTATAAGGACGATAACAAGTACTTTATCAATGATGTGCCTAAGACTTTAAAGGATTTCAACACATACCTTGATGCTGATATGAATGCATTCAAGATGTGTAGTAATGTAAATGCTTTTCTTAATCAGAAGCCGGCAGAAATGAGAGAATACTTATTCGGTCTTGTGGGAGATGTTACAGACCTTGATATTGTTTCACAGAAAGCCGAATTAGCCGAGTTAGTTCCTTTACTTAATAAATATACAGTTGAGGAATTATCCGCTATGAATAAGGCTACCAAGACCAAAATTACAAAGGATTTGCCTATTCTTGACGGACAGATTAAGGAAAAGGAAAGAGATATACAACTTAAACAGGCTATTGATGTATCTGACCTTGAATTACAGAAAAACAGTCTTAAAGAACAGATTGCTGATTGTGTGGCAAAGCAGACCGACAATGACAAGTTGATAGCTGAATATGACAAGGCTAGTTCGGATATTCTCAATCTTAAATTTGAGCTTAGTGATATGTCGCGCAAGGCTAATGAGGACAATGTTAAGGCCAGGAGAGAGATTGAGGACAAGATTTCTGATAAGCAGTTTCTTGTTAGGCAGACAGAAAAGACTATCAGTGAGACAGAACGCTGCATTGAATTGTCGAAGCAGACTATTGAGAGTATAACCGGATATCTCAATGCGGAACGTAAGAAGTGGATGGAGGAGAATAACCGTCAGTTTGATGAGAATAGCCTTATCTGCCCTTACTGTGGTAATGAATACAGTGAGGATAAAAAAGAGCAGTTAAGAGCCGACTTCAAGAAGCACAAGGTTGACACGCTAAAGGCTATCACCGATAACGGAAACCTTTACGCAGACAGATTGAGCAAGGAGAGGAAAACACTTGCAGGCCTCGAAGCAGAGTCGCCACAGCATAAAGAAAGCCTTGTAATGCTGAATATGACTATCGCAGACCTTGAAAATCAGTTATCCGCACTTCCTGCAAGCATTGATGTGTCAGCCGCAGAAGAATACAAGGCACTTGAACAGAAGATTGCTGAAAGAGAAGAAGCTATGCACAAGGCTAACGATATTTCAACAGCCAAGGCAGAATTAAAGGCACAGGAAACAGCTTTAAGGCAGCAGTTAACAGAATGTGAAAGCAAGATTGCAAAGTCTGATACGGCAGCAGATGAACAGCGACTTGAAGAATTAAAGCAGACAAGGATTGATTCTGAACAGAATGAGGCTAATGCCGAGAAAATCCTTGATTTGCTTGACGAATTAGACAAGGCAAAGAACGAAGCCTTGACAGAAGCGGTAAACAGTCATTTCGGGTTGGTTAAGTGGCAGCTGTTTAAATACGCTAAGAATGGCAATTACAAGAGCTGTTGCATACCTACAGTTAATGGAAAGAGCATTTTAACAACTATGAGTAACAAGGGTAACAGGATTTTAGGCAGAGTTGATATTTGCAACTCTATTCAGAAGATTAGTGATATATCAGTGCCTATTATTTTAGACGATAGTGAGAGTTTAGATGAAGATAATCAGAAAAAAGTTGTTGAAATGGTAGATAGCCAGTTGATTATGCTGATTGTTAATAATAGCGAGAAATTAGAGATTGTGGAGGGATAATATGACTTCTATATTAGAACGTTCATTCAATTTCAATGGCTTTAATTGTTATGTGATAATGCGGCATATGGGCGACAGCTGTTACAGATGTGGATATGTGCAGGTTTCTAAGAGGTTGCCTATCAATACAGCAAGTATAGATTGCCACGGCGGTATCACATATGCAAACAAAGAAGCACCTAGTCCGCTTGAAATTGATGATAAAAACAAGTGGTACATTGGATTTGATTGTGCTCACGCATTTGATACTACGGATTTTTGGACTGCAGATAGGGTTAGTGATGAATTAAGACAGATTGTCGGACAGATTTTAAGTGAAGAAAGGTAGGAAAGTAATTATGGCAGAGAATACACAGTTAGTTGAATATGAATCAAATGGAGAAATGGTAAAAATTTCTCCAACAATGATAAGAAGATATCTTGTAAATGGCGGCGGTAATGTATCTGACGGAGAAGTAATGATGTTTATGTCATTATGCAGATACCAGCACTTAAATCCGTTTTTGAGAGAAGCATACCTTATTAAGTACGGAAGTAACGACCCAGCCACAATAGTTACCGGAAAAGATGTTTTCACAAAGAGAGCCAATGCAGACCCACGATATAAGGGAAAGAAAGCAGGAATCGTTGTAATTAAAAAGGACGGAACAGTTGAAGAACGAGAGGGAACAATGGTTTTACCTAACGAAACTATCGTAGGCGGCTGGGCGAAAATCTTTATCGACGGAAAAGAGGACGAGTATCAGTCAGTAGGCTTTGATGAGTATGCAGGAAGAAAAAAAGACGGCTCGCTCAATAGTCAATGGGCGAAAAAACCAGCTACAATGATTAGAAAAGTAGCTGTTGTACAGGCTTTGAGAGAAGCTTTCCCGGACAGATTTCAAGGGTTATATGCGCAGGAAGAATTTCAGAATATATCAGATGTGAAACTTGATACAGAAAAGGTTGTTGCTGATGAGATTAAAGAAAACGCAAACAGCGTTGATTTTGAAGAAAGCAACATTATTGAGGGTACAGCTACAGAAGTAACCGAAGAACAGGCAGAAGATAGCACATTACCACCATTTATGCAGGCAGAATAGGAGATTAGATATGACAGTATACGAATTAATACAGGAATTAAGTCAGTATAATGCAGATACAGAAGTTAAGTTTCACTGTGAAGCTGAATATGATACTGACGTTGAAGCAGAATTTGACAGAGAGAATGAAAACGACACGCAGGAAGTGACAGTTACAGCAAGTTTTGACGATAAAGTAGATTTTGATGATATTGACAATTATGAGCCAGCACACAAGAGAACTTGGCAGGAAGACCCATTCATTGTTATTAATTTATCTTATTAAGGAGAACTAATATGAGAGTAATTTCACAGGACGGAACATTAGATGTTCCATATAATGATTATCAATTATTTGTTATTGGTGCTAAATATGATGCAAAAGTAGCACGTATATATTGCCAAAGCTCATACGCACCAAGTGTAAAAATTGCTGAATATTCAACCAACGCAAAGGCACTTAAAGCTATGAAAATGCTTAGAAAAGTGTATGAAAATAATGTGTTTTATCATTGCACAGCCAGTTCAAAGCGTTTTGAAGAAGTACAGCGTATTTTGAGTGAGGAACAATTCCGGAAAGCTACAACAGAGTACTTTCAGTTTCCACAGGATGATGAAATCGAGGTGTGAGTATGAAATTAAAATGCTTAGGCTCATCATCAGCCGGAAATTGCTATCTGCTAACTTCCAACAGTGAAGAAACGCTTATCCTTGATTGTGGAATACCGATTAGGAAAATCAAGAAAGGCTTAGATTGGAACATAAGGGGGATTACGGGTGTGATTATAAGTCACACCCACCTCTAGACCATAGCAAGTCAGTAAACGATTTTAAATCAATGGGAATACCGATACTTGCCCCATATTTAGGCGATAGCTGTAAATCAATGAATATGGGCGAATTTACAGTGAAACCCTTTGATTTAACGACAGTAGATGGCAGGTGGACACATACAGACGCAAATGGCGAGCCTTGCCCGATATACGGCTTTCTGATTACTCACAAGGAAATGGGTAGATTGCTTTATGTGACCGATACAGAGCTGATTAAGTGGCGTTTCAAAGACATAAACCACATTCTCTTAGGTGTGAACTATGACAAGGATTTAGTCGATACTGACAATCCGAAAGCTAATCACGTTTTCAGAGGTCACTTAAGCATTGATACCGCTTGCGATTTTGTTAAGGCTAACGATTCAGATAGCTTGCAGAATGTCATAATGTGCCATTTATCAAGTGAAAATTCTGATAGAGATAGTTTTATCGAGAAGATGAAA